AACCGCTAAGCAACTAGAGGCAAAAATCGAAAAGGCACAGAAAGCCCTATCGGTGGCAAAAGCCCTAGAGTATCTAGCCTATGACTTTAGCATGGGTAATGTTTGTTTCGCAAGCGACAGCAACAAGCCACAGATTTTTTGCTGGTGTGCCGAGTGCCACGACAGAGTGGCAGAGTTGCTAACTCATGTTGCCAATGTGCTAGACAGAACCGAAGACGAGTTTCGTATTACCCCACTCCGTGGCGTAAAGCCTACTCACCTACGGGAGTATGCCGACAGCATTATGCCAAAGTAACGATTTGGTAACGCAACTTGACAAACCCCAAAATCTATGCTAGGTTAGACCTAACAACAAAGAGAGGCAACAAAATGTTCAACAACCTAAATCTAAACCTAAACATTCTATCCGCCGAAAGCACCGTTCCCGTTTGGGCGCTGGCCGATGAGCCAGAACTAATCAACCTAATCAAGAACAACGCCACGCTAGAGGAGGCCCTAGAATGGGTAAACGAGAACTTTTAGCCTGCCAAACCCTAGGCGATAATCACAGCGCCGACACAACTAGAGTTTACTGTGGCGAGGCACAACCGCTAAACCTATGCGGATACCACTACAAATACCACTTACAGGCAGTTATCACGGCTACACGAAAGGCAACCAACTAATGCTAACAACCTACAACGAAATGCGCCACGAAATCGAGGACTTGCGAGAGGAGGCAAACCCTGAAGACAGGCTACATGAAATCGCCGACAGCCTAGTGCCGATTTACTACGGCGACATCATCGAGGAATGGCAGGAAATGCCGATGGAGTATTCCAACAACTGGCAGGACAGCATAACCCCGACAGCCGACACAACTATCACGCAACTTATGCAGATAGACTTGTATAACTACTACTACGAGAAACTGGCCGAAATCCTAAGCGAGGCTAAAGACGAGTGGCAGGAGGAGGAGGAGGAGTAATTTTTTTCTTGGGGTCACTCTATGTGCTATAAATCTTATATATTATTTACTTATTATTATTAGTTTGTTATACAGTATTGTAAAATCGTTCAATGGCATAGGATATGTTCAATAAATCAAACATATTCAATGCCAAATCCCCAAAATGCCACTTGACAAACTGCAAATAGTATGCTATAATCCAAATCTACTATAATGGCTAGTGCAATAAATGATATCTAACTAATGCTATGTTTCTAGGCAGGTTATAATAGAAACTAGAAATATAAAACTAGAGAAAGATTGAAAATGAAGCCTGAAGTTCCGTTTGGTTACGACTATTGCCGTGATTGTAAAGAAACAAAAGAGATTCACCTATTCCCTACCGCAGGCAGTTATTGCCGTAAGTGCCTAACGAGCAGACAAAAAGCAAATCCAAACTATAAGGAAAATGCTTACAGAAATAGGCTGAAAAAGTTTGGATTGACACCTGAACAATACGAACAAATGAATAAAGACCAAAATGGATTATGCGCCATATGCCATAAGCCAGAAACTACAGCAAAAAAAGAAAGACTAGCAGTAGACCACGACCACGAAACAAATGCCGTAAGAGGACTATTATGTAATAAGTGTAATGTAGGTATCGGGCAGTTTGACGATAATATGGAGCGCCTAGAAAATGCAGTAGATTATCTAAAGAAATATCTATAAACCACTTGACAATAACGCCATTATATGATAATGTAGTTATATCAAACAAAGGAGAAACCCAAATGGAACAAGTCGTTACCCTATCGGAAACCGAGCGAGTTGTAGTCGAGATTGACAACAGCAACTATGACTATACAGATATTGTAGGCGATTGTCTAGGCGTGATATCGCTACGAACTGCCAGAGGCTACGCCGATATTGGACAAGGCACTCACAACACGCAACTGGTGGCTATCCGTGACAAGTTTTTTCACGAGCCAGACAAGGCAAGGCGAGCGATTGAACTTTACCTATCGCTTGCAGGCCAGCACAGCCGATTTGTAGCCTTGCAGGGCTACTCACAGAGTGATTGGGCTGATGTGATTATCTATGGTGACGGAGATTGGATTGAACACTCTATACCAGCCTTGAGCGATTGGTGGAAAGGCGATGTTTACCTACTAAGCCTACAAACTAAAAAGACCTACGCAAATGTTGCAGACTTAGACGATAGGATTGACCAATGGGAAACTATCGAATGTGTTGCAGGCATTACCCTAAGCGATGATTACACGATTGAACAGGCGATTGGAGATAGTTTCTAATGAACAAAGACGAATACAACGCACTTATCCACGCTATCTGGCATATTGACCGCTTGCTGAAAAGCGAGCCGATGAACGATAGCACACGGGCTAGGCTAGAGCGTGACCGCAAAGCACTAAGTGGACTACACGCCAGATTGTAACAGTTTCATAACGACAACCAAAATAACTTGACAAGCACCAGAACTTGTGATAGTGTTATATCACAACCAAGCAACACAAACCAAAGGAGAACTAATGATTATCGTTGAGAATGAAAAGCGATTGGCAACTATCGCCAGCAACCACGCCAGAGGCACGCTAGAGGCACGAATGAACAATGCGTTCAAGTCTATTCGCCAGCAAGGTATTGTTGCCAAGCGCAATGTTGCAGGTTGTTGCCGTTCGTGCATAGACCTAGGACTAGCCGATAATGTGCCAGTTATCTGGAGTTATGGTGGACAAGGTGGCGCAGTTTATGTTGAACACGACTACGCAACCAGCGACACGATTTACCTGAACCACGACAACCTATTCACCAGCGAGCCTAATAGCGAAGCCGAACTGAATGACGCAGGCAAGCGAGTAATCGAAACTTTTGCTATCAATGGCATTGACGCAACTGTCGAAGCACCATATCGTTGTATTCTAATCCATATCACAACCAGCGGAGGGACTTTCTAATGAGCGACTACACAACCACAAACACTACCCAATACCAAATGCTATTGCCTATCGGTAGCCTACTTGACCCACGAAGCCTTACGATTGACCACAAAGACGGCAACCTGATTGTCAAGACCTATTGGGAGAATGGCGATATCGCACAGGGTATTGCTATCCCGATTGACTACAAGACCGCCAGCACACTTGAGGATATCTTTAGCGCTATCTACTACGAGGAACTACGCAAGAGCGAGGGGTTCTAATGACAGCCACAGCCACAACCTATCGTATTGAACTCACCTACGAATACGAACTGCAAACCGATGATATCGAACGCACAATGCGCCTGATGATTGACCCAAAGTTTCCCGATGTAGATGCAAACCTAAACAGCGTGCAAATAAAACGAGGAACTTTTTACAAACCACTTGACAACTAGCAACACTTGTGATATAGTAATCATATCAACAACAAAGGAGATTAGATGTTACCGATTAGCAAGCAAGAGGTAGAGTTTCTACTGGCAAGCCTGAATGAATATTCGATTGAACTAGACAAGCAAGGCAGGTGGACAACCTCATACAGGTTGCTGAAAATCCGCCAGAAGTTACAGGTAAATATCAACCGCTACGAGGAGGCAAACTAATGGTAATCGTTAGACAGGGCAACAAGGTAATCCTAAGAGCCAAGAACTACAACCACGCTATCAACCTATTTGCCAGCCTACTAAACTACGACCTACAATATGCCATCGAGAATGACGGCTTTACTATCACAAAGGAGAACTAATGACCAAGACCCTACGCTACGAGTTTTGTTCGGACTACGCAACCCTTAGTTTCGATGTTGAGGGAGAGGAGAACTGGACAGAAGAAGAGTTTGATAGCGCGGCACAGGTTGACCTAACAGACTATGTAACTAACCCACAGGACTATTACCTAAACGAGGCTTATTCAATGGAGGAGGCAAACTAATGGCTATATGGACAGTAGAACAGCGCACCGAGAGTTGGTGGATTACTGATGTTGAGGCAGACAGTTACGAGGAGGCCATCAGGCTATCTAATGATAGTGACAACTGGCAACCAACCGATATCACCGAGTGGACAGACCACTATATCGTAGTAAGCGAAGATGGTATTGGATTTGAAGTAAATGGTGACGAAGTAAGGGAGATGGACTAATGGCAGTTATACTGAACGCCTATTGGGCGAGCGATGATGGCTCATATGGCGAAGGCGCTATCGCAGTGCTAGACCCAAACAGCCTGAATATTAGGCAGTTGCGTTGGCTAGAACTACTGGAGGAAACAGGAGAGGTTTACCCAGAAGACCTAGAGCAACTATCACAGAACCGCAAACCAGACCGACTTGACAAATAGGATTATGTATGGTATAATATAACTATGATAATCCCAAACAATAAATACGAAAAAAATGTAATCAAGACAGATACTTGTTGGCTATGGAATGGACACATAAATAATGTAGGCTATGGCAGGTTCAATGGAAAAGATATGCCGAGTAGTTATGTTCATCGTGCCATGTTTTATTGGACTAATGGATATCTGCCAGAAACACCAAATGTAGTTGGACATTTATGCGAAGTTAGAAACTGTGTAAATCCACAGCACCTAATGGAGCAAACCCAAAAGGAAAATGTAAGGCAGTATTCAGACCGCATTACAAGTTGCCCAAAGGGTCACGAATATACTAAAGAAAACACACAAATAAAAAAGACGGGCTCTCGCAGATGCCGAGCCTGTGCCAGAGAATATACTAGAAAATATCTTTTGGAGAATAAGAAAGTAGGGCAGTAATCACGGGGTTAGATATGTATTTGAGAGCAGAGAAGTATGTGAGTGACTACTCACACGAAGAGGGCAAGAACACCCAGCAGGTAAACTCTATCCTAGAGAGTGCAGGCTTTGACCGCAGTGACCTATCAGAAGATAGTCCTAGTGTTCGTGTATCTTTCAATGTGCTATACTGGCGCAAGGCCAATGCTATTCATAGTTGGTTTGTAAATGCGCTGAACGATGGCGAAGATAACTGCCAGCAGTATTATGTGAACCGCAAAGACCTAGAGGAACTTGCCAGCCTGTGCGCCGAGGTAATCAAAGACCCAAACAATGCTGAGGATTACCTATCTACTGAAGCAGGTTTCTTCTTTGGTAGTCAGGAGTATGACGAGTATTACTTTGAGGAGATTGACCGCACACGCAAGAGCCTTATGGCTATCCTAGCAAATCCAAACTTTGACAACTCTGATTTCTACTATCAAGCATCTTGGTAGACTAGACCTAAGGGAGAGCAAAATAAAAATGACTACTGATTACGATTACAACATCTACGGATGCGAGAAGTATGCAGTAAACCTTACGGCTTACCAGCAATATTGTGACCCGAACGAGAACAGCGGACAGAATATTCGTATGAACACTGCCCGTTACCACACGATAAAGTTTACCCTTGAGGATAACCCAGAAGAGTTTTGCTATCTGATGGATGCTGAATACCCAGAGGAAGCCTTCCCAGATGGCATTGAGGATTATGATTATTGGGATGGCTATGACTACTTGACAGAAGGCGAAACACCCGCTACGATTATTGCGTGGCTAAATAGTTTGCCAGAATATGATATGGAGGTTGGAGATTAGTGAGCAAAAAGAATACGGAAGAGATTGCACTTTCCATCAAGACCGCACGAGCCTTGGAAAAGATTGCTATTGCCGAGGCGCAGAAGCGAGCGCACGAACGGATTATCGAAGAAGTCAAGGAAGAACACGAGGCTATCGTAGAGGCCGTTCGACACGCTTTGGGTGCTGGAATGTCGGCAAGACAGATTGGTATGGCCTACGGGTCATCAGACCCACACACAGCGAAGAGGCTGATTACTGAAGCAATGGCAGGCACTACAGCGGAGAGCCTAAGTGGACACCCAGAGTGGAAACTAACTCGCAATGGTGATGGCACTTTCAATATCACTGCCTACTCACTTGGCGAGGCAAAACTTACTGGCTTTGGTAAGTTCAAGATTGACGATGACGGCGATAACTTTTCACTTGTTGAGGGAGATTTGTTTGTGCAGTTGCAACTTTATAAACTAGGATACAAGGATGCAGTTCTTGAGGAAGCGAGAGGTAATGGATAAGTATGAGATTGCTGAGGCGATTGACGGGCTATCTGAGTATTACAGTAGTATCTCTGGCCATTTGGTCAACTTGGGTATTACTGATGATGATGACATTTGGATTGCTAGTCATCGCACTAATGGCAAGGAGTATCTTGAGAGTATTCAAGAAGCTGAACGCCGACTAGAGATTTTGTATAGCGACCTTATGATTGACGATGGCTACACCACAGACCCACTGGAAGGATTGTAAACTTGAGAACACAACTACCAAAACTAACGCTAGAGCCTGAACAGGCGCAGGCAGTTGAGCGCATGGCTACCGAGCCTACCCGTTCTGTGCTGAACGCCAGCCTTATGGGAACAGGTAAGACGCTGATGGCAGTTGAGGTAGTAAAGCGTATCAATGCAAAGACAGTTCTAGTAATCGGCCCACTAAATACCTATTGGGGTTGGTATGACACCATCCAAAGACAGAATGATTACCAAGCAGATGTAGCAAAAATTGATTCAACCAAGCAGGGCAAGCAGGCTTATGCTGATTTGCTACTAGGTAAACAAGGTTGGTTCTTTATTGGGCGTGAATACTTTAGGTCACTTGATTGGAGCAAGGCTCACCCAGACGCAGTGCTAGTAGATGAGTGTCACTTTGCACAGAACAGGGCAAGCAAGTCATTCAAGGTGCTGAAGACACTAAACGCACAGTTCAAGATGTCAATGTCAGGAACGCCATCAGGCAACCGCTTTGAGGGATTTTGGGCAGTGACTAGGTTCTTGTGGAAAGATACAAATATCGTTGATAAGTCATTCTGGAAATGGGTAGATAAGTTTGCTGAAACTGCATACTCACCATTTGCTGGAGTTGAGATTGTCAGGGAGAAGATTGCCGGAGCATTTGTGAAGTCACTGCCTTGCTACATTCGACTAGAGCCTAACCATAATCTTGAGGTTGTGGAAGAAACTAGGTATGTAGACCTTGTGCCAGCACAGAAAAAGATATATGATAAGTTTGAAAAAGACCTTGTTGTATTTCTTGAGGGCAACCCAATGATTGCTGAAGTTCCTATCGCGGCTCGTATTCGATTGCGACAGATTACTTTGGCTGTGCCTACTATCACCGATGATAATGAAGTTGTCTTTGCCGATGATGCAGTGAGCACCAAGTTCAAAGCGCTGAAAGAAATCATTGATGATAACCTAGACGAGCCAATGCTTATCTTGACAGATAGTCAGAAGTATGCTAGTCTAGTAACTAACCGACTCGACAGCGCCTTTGAATGGTCAGGCAAGGCTACGCAGAAACAGCGTGACGAAGCCAAGACTTTATTCCTAGATGGCAAGTTGAAGTATATCGTAGCCGTTATCCCAGCCATTGCTGAGGGAGTTGATGGCTTGCAAAATGTATGTTCTACTATCGTATGGCTATCGCACTCAGATAGCAACCTGATGAACCAGCAGGTTGTTGAGCGTATCCGTAGGCGTGGACAGAAAAACATTGTAAAGATTTACGATATTGTTGCACGAGATACATTCGATGAGGGTCAGTTATCAACACTTGTTCAACGCCAGTTGGAGATGAACGCAACACTAAAAGGAGGTTCAGTTTGACAGAGTTTCTAATGCCAATAACTAATGCACTTGTATTTATGGCAATCTGGTTTTTCATTGGCTGTGTAGCAGTAGCCATTGGGTTTCAGGTAGTTGGTGCTATTGCAGGATTAGCCAGTATGGTTTCACCGACTACTGGAGTAAGCAAGAAGCAACAGCGCTACCGCACTGTGAGTATGCGTGTCCGTGAATACGATGAAGACGAGGATTACTAATGAGCAAGATGAACGAGCTGTGGCTAGAAGAGAACTATCCAACACCATACCCAGCACCACAACCAGAGGAGGGCAAATGATTGAGGCAAGTGTTATCAATGAATACCTAGATTGGCTACGCGACAAGAAGAACTATCCACCAACTGGTAGCCCTGAAGAATGGATTGAAGAAATGCTAATGTCGGAGGCTCATGATAGACTAGGGCTAATCAAGGATTTATTTGAATCCGACACGGCTAAACCAACGCTTGACATTATCAAGCATCTAGTGTATGCTGATTACAAAGAGATTATGGAGGGTAACTAATGCGTTTTGAAACTGGACAGGAAGAACTGGCTTACCAGATTGGCTTTGAGCATGGCGAAGAGAGTGGCAGTTACCTTGCCATCTATGATGCTATTGAACTGATTGAGGATGTATTCAACAAGAACAACCAGCGTGATGTAATCATTGCTATCTTGAAGTCTATTCCAGAGAAGTATGGTAACAAGCCACCAACTGATAAGAATGGCAAACTTATCTAATGACTCTTATCAAAGGAGAGAACAATGACTAGAACTTATGGCGGTCATGACCCACAAGCACAACTTAACTTGATAGGGCCAGATGAACACGGTATGGCTTACCTAGACCTTGGTGGAAATCCAAACTCTGTCAAACAGGTTGAAGGCAAGGTTCTTTATGACCTAGATGAACAAGGCAATGTGATTGGTATTGAGTTTCTTTTTGCACCAAAGAACTGGCTTATCAAAGGAGAGAACAAGTGACAAGCAAATGGAAGTATTGGGGAACTAAAACCAATGCTGTTTATGAATCTTTTGTTCAGTTGCGTTCAGACAAAAAGGCTGCTCAAAAAGCCTTTTGGGTTTGGTACAAAGAACAAAAAGCCCAAGCGTGGCAAGAAGGTTATGATGCCGCTTTGTCGACAGATAACCCTTACCTAGAAGGAGAGAACAAGTGAGTGATAAGGAAATCGTAGTCAAGCCAACTGATACTAAAAATGAAGTCAAGTTTGGTTGGTGCAAGACGGGATACCATACGCTATGTTTGAAGATGTCATCAACGCATACTTGCGCTTGCGATTGCCATAAGGAGGAAACATCGTAGATTATAAGTTCAAGCGTAAGCCACGAGGAACGCACTGTGCAAAAGGACACGAGTTCACTGACGATAATACTTTTACTCGTGCCTACGACAACGCTAGGGTATGTAGAGAGTGTCGTAAGCAGTATGCTAGAGAAAAGTATCAACGCAATAAGGATAAGAATGGTGGAGTAGCACGAGTTCGCAAGGACAAGCAACCAATCTTTGAGATGTTTGAGTTCTCGCAAGACCCAAACGCCAAACAACTATGGCGTGAGTTACAAGCAGGGCTATCTAAAACCACAACGCCTTGCCTTGGAAAGCCGGAGTTTTATGCAGATAAATCTCTGGAAGTTTCAGTTGACAAAGCAGAGGAAATGTGTTATACTTGTCCTCTAATCAAACTTTGCTACGACTATGCTGTTGCTGATAACATCACTGCAGGCATCTGGGGTGGAGTTCATTTCGATATTATAGAGGAGGCATTGTTTGAGTCTGAGTGACGCACAAGTAAAGCAACTAGCGGTAGACTTGTTCAAGCAGAAGTCTGAGCGAGATAAGCAACACAAAGTAGGGGCAAGCAATATCTCTGACCCTTGCACGCGCCACCTAGCACACGCTTTGGTGGGAACACCTGAAGCAGAATCTAAGTATTGGATGGGAGGTAAGATTGGAACTGCAATCCACGGGTTTCTTGAACACAGCATTGATGGTTCTGATGACGCTATTTTCAGCGATGCTATGGTTGAACGCAAAATCACCCTTGGCGAGATTGATGGTTACGGCATTGTTAGCAGTAAGCCTGACCTCGTTCTGCCTAGTGTTCGTCATCTAGTAGACTGGAAGACAACAAGCAGAAGCAAGGTAAAGAAGTTACAGAACCTTGTTGATGGGCTAAAGGATGATGCTGAGTCTGAGTATACTTTGCAAAAATATATTGGCCAGACACAGCTGTATGCTTGGGGTTTGAATAACTCCGGCATCCCGATTGACACTGCAACTCTGGTGTTCATCAATCGTGATGGAACTTATGAGAATGATATCTGGACTTACTCTGTGCCATATGATGAGGGCTTTGCTCTTGCGTTATGGAATCGAGTAAGCAATCTATGGCAAGCCCTAGAAGATGGCTCTCATCCAAACGATTACCCTGAAACAAAATATTGTTTCAAATGTGCTGTAGGTATTTGACTACAAGCATCAGATGTGTTATAATATACATCCAACGTAAATGATTCCATAAGGAGGAACACATGACTGATAAAGTCGAGGCCGTAGTGCCACCGCAGACTGGAACGGATTTTCCAGCACCAGCCTTTATGAAGTTGATTCGTAAAGCAGAGACCCTAAACAAGCCAAAGTCCATCTTGCTCTACGGAGATGCAGGTCGTGGTAAGACTTGGCTTGCAGCATCAATCTCTGAGGTAAAGGACTTTGGCCCTGTGCTTCTTATTGATGTTGAGGGCGGTTCATCTGCAATCGCTCGTGACTTCAAGGATGTGGATGTTATCCAGATTGAGAAGCACGAACAGTTCCAGCAGGTATTTGACTGGCTACTTAGTGGCGAGACCAAGTATAAGACTGTCATCGTAGATACCATTGGTGTTGTGATGGACAGGGCTGAGAAGTTCTTTGGTGAGAAGCCAGAGAATAAGGGCAACAAGTTCGGTAAGTGGGGAGACCTAAAGAACTGGGCTAACGATGTATTTCGTTCGTTCCACACTGCACCATTCGTGAGCATTGTTATTGCTCATGCGCTTGATGACAAGGATGAAAACAGTGGTGCTGTAAAGACTACTGCTATGCTTCCCGGCTCATTCAAGAGCACTCTACCATCCATTCCAGACATCGTTGGTTACATGACCATCGAGGTATCAGAAGATGGCAAGCCACAGCGTGTGCTTGTGGTTGGCCAGTCAGACCGCTTGGTTACCAAGAACCGCTTTGGTCTACCAGCAAAAATCTACAACCCTTCCATGAAGTCCATCATGGAATTAATCAATCAAGGAGGTAAGTAATGAGTAACATCACTCTGAACATCACAGAGGAGGCTCTCGCTTCAACTGGTGGAGATTATGCACCAATCCCAGATGGTAGTTACAACGCAACCATCTTCAACGTGGTATCCGAGACCGTAAGGTCTGGCCCTAACGAGGGTAAGCCACGCTTCAACATCCAGTTCAAGATTTCCGATGCTCCATACGGAAACCGCCGAGTCTTCAGTTACGTTCCACTTTACGTTGCTAAGGACTTCTGGAAGACCAAGGCGTTCTTCTCCTCGCTAGGGATTGACATGGCGGCAGGTAAGTTTGTTGTGCCAGAGCCAAACGAGTTGCTTGGTAAGGCAATCGGCGTTCGCGTAAAGACTGGTGTAGACCAGAACAACCAGCCACGCAACGAGGTTGCTGGCTTCGACAAGGCAGTAGAGGGTGCGGAGACCCTCTTGGCATCGCTTGGTGCTACTGCTGTTGGCGATGTATGGTAGCCTAAATGGGCGAGTCCTGAGACATGACCTAAAACTGTCTCACAAGCCCCAACTGGGTTCCACGCTTTTCTCTCTCCTCCTTTGTGCGTGTGACTAGGTTCGATTCCTAGATGGGGCACTAGCCTATCTGTTAAAAGATGATTCTAGACAATCGCTTTTGGTGGGTAGTGGGGTCATGACCCTGACTTGGCGTGGCAAGTTGCATATAGCCCACGACATATTGCCCCTTAGCTCAATGGCAGAGCAGGAAGCTGTTAACTTCAAGGTTGTTGGTTCGAATCCAGCAGGGGCAGCAAGGAGAAAGAAAACAAACAAAGGAGGATTTATGCAGACGGTTGACTTTTTAGAGTCAGTCTATGGCGATGCTAAAGGCATTGCAACCATAGTGACACGAGGCATCACAGGTGAACTGACGGAGCAAAAGTTCTTCAACTATCCAGAGCAAAAGAATGATATGATTAATCTATCAATCTCTCATGCCACTGATGATGTATACTATTCCCCAATCCTATTCAACGCTCCGCGCCGTATCAAAGAAAATGCAAAGACCGTTCATGTAATCTATGCTGATGCTGATACCTGTGCCCCAGAAAACTTCCTCGTTGAACCATCCATATCTGTCCAGACCTCTGAGGGGCACTGGCACACTTACTGGATTTTGGAGAACGAGGTTGACCCACAAGTTGCAGCCCTGCTGGCAAAGAAGATTGCCTATGCACACAAGCACCAAGGCTGTGATACTTCGGGATGGAATACTACAAAACTACTCCGTATTCCAAACACAATGAATATGAAACCCGGCAAGAGTTCGCCAGTTACTGCAACTACTAATGGTGCTATCTATACACTAGATGACCTTGAGTTGCACTATGGCGATGTAGCAGTGGAGCCAATCCGCGAACTGTCACTTGATGCTCTGCCAGATACATGGCCAGACTTAATGAAGACTATGGCAAAGCTGAAAAGCACGCCTGAGATTATGGGCCTGTATCTGGAAGAGCCATCGCCTAGTGCGGATATGTCCAAACTGCTATGGAAACTTGAGGTTGCATTATTCAAGCAGGGTCTTACTGCTGAAGAAGTATTTGTTGTAGTGCGTAATGCAAAGTGCAACAAGTATCACTCACCTACTCGCCCAAAGCGTCTCGATGCTGATGGTGACCTATGGCGTGAAGTCCAGCGTGCTGGCTCATCTTATGCACAAGACCCTGCTAGTGTTCCACTAGATACCAGTGACCTTGAGAAGCCAGTAGACTTTACGGCAATCAGGCCACTATTCCTAAATGAGCAAGAGCGTTCGCTAGTAAATAGCGAGCGTTCTTTTATTGACATCTATCGTGATTGGGCTTGCTCAAAGACCGATGGTGCTATCGCATATCAGAACGCATCCGCTTGGACCTTATTGTCCTGTGTGTTTTCTGATATCGGCTTTGCTGTTCCAAAGTTTGGCAAGATGGGTTTGAATCTTTGGTTTATGGTTCTTGGTGAAACCACCTTGACTCGTAAGTCAACCAGTCGAAACCTAATGCTAAGGGCAATCAGAACCTATGAGAAGTTCTCAGGGTATCAGATTGACATTGGTTCGGATGCAACTCCAGAAGGCCTTACGGCTATCCTTGGAGAGCGTGATGGTCAGACTTCGTTGCTTCACCGTGACGAGGTTCAGGGTATGTTTAAGGACTTTATCAACAAGACATACATGGCCTCAGCAGCAGAGCGATTTACTGAGTTGTATGATGGTCACGTTCCTGTGACTATTCGTTCAACTAAGGGTAAGACTCAGACAGAGCGAGCAGAGACTAACTTTGTTATGTATCTGATGGGTATTACTAGCAAGACTGCTGACGTTCTAACTACTGAATATTTCCGGTCTGGATTCCTAGCACGTTTCATTTATGTAACTGCACCAACACCTCCTCGCACGAGGGAGTCTGAGGATATCCAGCAGGCTGATGAATATGAAGTTATTGTTCGTGATGACGCTCTTGAGGATATGATGCGCCGTCTCTCTGAGGCAGTCATGTTCTGGCAGAAAAAGGGTGGACCATCGCCTCGACCAATCAGGTTGAGCGATGCAGCAATAGAACGATTCAACCAGTATAAATGGGAGATGGGAAACTACGCTGAGAACCATCCAGAAAAGGAATCAATCGAGCCATCTCGCCAGCGACTGGCACTATCCGTTTGGAAGTGTGCAGTATTGCTTGCGATGTATGACAAGTCTGAGGAAGTAGAACTGAAGCACCTGCTTACTGCTATCTATTACTCAGAGGATTGGTTCTGGAACCTAGTCCAAATGGCTGGAGCAATCTCTGCTTCTGAATGGCAACGTGATGTAGATAGGCTAGAGGCTCTTATCGTAGATAAGGGTGGCCGTATGCGTTACGAAGATGCTTACAAGAAGTTCAACAACAAGCGTAAGCGTGAGTTCGATGAGATGGTTCAAGCACTTTACTCTCAGGCTAGAGTTCAATCTGTAGTAGAGAATCAGAAGACCTATCTGGAGGTGATTGTGAATGGATAGAGCAAGGGAACTTGTTATCGCACAAGCATTGAATGAGGCAATCTGGTTACGAGATAACGTAGAGGGCCTAACTAAAGAAGAAACCTTTGGGTATATTCGGGAGTTAGGCTCTCACGGTGTCTTTTCTAGCAGACAGATATCTGCCATTACCAATGGTAAGATAGGTCATGGGACAGTAAGTAAATTAATCGGTAAGAATGATAGAACTGGAGGAAACCTGAATGTGGGCACTCTCGATATTCTTAGGAGTATCTTATATAATCGTGCTGATTCTAGCACTGATTACTCCCTTGTGGCAAGTGCTGTGGGTCAGGGAACAAGTCAAGGCATGGTATCTAAACTTACTGGGCTCAACCAAGGAACAATCAGTAAAAGACTCGGAGGAAAGAAATGAACTATAACGAATGGATTGATGTTGGAGTAGAAGAGGGTTGGTGTGGTCCAGCCGTATGTTATACGCATGATGGACTACCAACCTCGATGAAAGAAGATGTAGTCAATGACCTAGATGGTGAATACCCTTGCATCCACATCATTCGACTCTATGAGAGCATCGAACAGAAACTTGAGATAGAAGAGAATCACTCACCTAGCAATTGGAGGAAAAATGGCAGTTAGCAATATGAGCCGCAAGGCAAAGTTCGAGGATGTAGTTAAGGATAAAGAAGCCCTTGAGTATCATGTTCGTAGGTATGAGGCTGGCTCTGTGTATCAGTTAGCCAAGGATTGCTTCCAGTATGCACAGTTGCAAAAGACTCGTGGCGATTACGAAATCTTTAAGGACCAGCAACGTGTTGCTTCTTAGCCTAGACCCCGGAGGCACGACTGGCTACTGCCTGTTTGAAGTCGCAAGAGATGACGAGCAAGCAGAGCTAATCAAACGGGGGCAGATTGAACGTGGGCTTCAAGGGTTTTTAGATTTTCATTGGGATGTTTTGGAAGACCTAAACATTGACTTGATTGTCTGTGAATCATTCAAGTTGCGTGAGGGACTACATGGAGTTGACCTTACTCCAACCTATGTAATTGGCGCACTAGAGGCTTTGTATCCAACAACTGATATTCTATACCAAGAGCCTAAGTTGAAGCCCCTGTGTGACGATGACAGGCTAAAGAAGTTAGGTCTACACGTTCCGGGAAAGCCTCATGCAAACGATGCAGTAAGGCACGCGGTAATAGCACTACGAAATGCTAGGCATATGCCTACATTGGAAGCTGGATGGAAGGATTAACATGAAAGTTCTATTTTTAGACTTGGAAACAAGCCCAAATCTAGCATACGTTTGGGGGCTATGGCAACAGAATGTATCAATAAATCAGATGGTATCGTCAACTGAGGTTTTGTGCTTTGGTGCACGATGGCTAGGCGAGAAAAAAGTTCACTTCAAATCAGTTCACCATGATGGAAAGAAGGAGATGCTTGATTCACTTCACCAACTCATCGAAGAGGCTGATGTACTTGTCGGCTGGAACTCACAAGCATTTGATAGTAAGCACATCAAGAGAGAATTCTTGGAGAACGGATACCTTCCGCCTTCACCGTATAAAGAACTCGACCTTATGCGAGTGGTGCGGAGCCAGTTCAAGTTTCCATCAAACAAACTTGATTATGTTGCCCAGAAACTCGGAGTCGGAGCAAAGGTAAAGCACTCTGGTTTTGACCTATGGGTTGCCTGCATGGCAGGTGATAAAAAGGCTTGGGTTGAAATGAAGAAGTATCAGATTCAGGATGTTGATTTGCTAGTTGACCTATATGAAATCTTGAAACCTTGGATTAAGAATCACCCTCACGCTGGCTTGCACGATAACATCCCTGAAGGATGCCCCAACTGTGCATCTCAGAACCTTGAGAAGCGTGGATACGCAAGAACCACTACCGTTACTTACCAGCGTTACCAGTGTAAGGATTGCGGTAAGTGGATGAGGAGCAGTGGTCCAGTTGCAAAGACTGCTTATCGCTCTATCTAAGTGGTTTAGTAAACTTGCAAAACAGCCACAAGTAGAGTATAATGAAACTCCGCAACTCAGCACCAGTGGGGCATTTGTCAATCAGACACTTGCCTCACTGGAGATTTATACAGATGAAATGTATAACGAAGAAGAAGACTTTATGCTTACAATCCAATACGCTTGCGGTTGTGGGTTTCCTGTTTTCAGACTATCTGAGGAATACGGATTTGCTTGTGCTCACTGTGATTCTATCTGTGACGTTTCAGATTGTAAAGATTGCAAGGCTTTGTTTGCAGTAGATTTTGGAGACCCAAGTGCCAACGTATAACTATAAATGTCATACCTGCGAGGGAAGCTATGAACGTATTTATCCAATACTTGAAAAGCCAGACCATGAGGTATGTCCAGAATGTAAAACCAAAATGATTGAAGTATATCACGCACCAGTAATTACCTTTGCTGGAAACGGATTCTACTCAACTGATAAGAAAGGAAAGTAATGCAGGGATTTGATTTAGCAGATACGCTTGTTCACATCAACTATAAGTCAGGTAACATTGTTAGTGCTATTGCTCATGCAGATGTTCTATATAGGCCAAAGGGCAATTTCATTATCATTACTGCACAGCAGGACAATGCGTCAATCCACAGTGCAATTAGTTCTATGGTCGCAGATAACTTTCCCAACTGCCAGAGAGTAATCTTTGTTAATGGTGGAGAGGCTGAGATTATCAAGAAAAAGGCAGCAGCAATCAAGCGATTGAAACTAACTGATTTTACTGATAATAATCGTGCAATCTTAGCTGGCTTGAAAGAGTTGAATTTAGGAGTTAAGCTTTGGGTAATGACCCAGAGTGGCCGTAAACCATATTAGGAGGTAGTATGCAGATAAAGGTAGTAGGTAATATTCCGCAATATGGCAGGGCTGGTGATGCTGGAGCAGACCTTATCGCAAATGAGGACATTCGCATCCCAGCCTATGGCAGGGCGCTAGTGGCCACGGGAACATCAGTTGCTATTCCAGATGGTTACGTAGGTCTAATCCATCCACGCTCCGGCCTAGCGGCTAAAGAGGGCGTAACGGTGCTCAATACTCCCGGAACGATTGACTCTGGATATCGTGGAGAGATTAAGGTTATTCTTTATAACTCTACAGACCGAGGTTACTGGGTAAAAACTGGTGACCGCATTGCACAGTTAGTAATACAGGAATTTGTAACAGCACAATTTGAGGAGGTAGAAAAACTTGATACCACAGAACGAGGAGGAATGGGTTTTGGCTCAACAGGAATCTAGTAGAAAAATTTTCGGTAAACATACACGAAAGATTGAACCATTTGATGAAGTGGTCTACCGATACTTTGGTGATAACGCAGACTTGCTGCTACGCAAGCACCGTGATTATGGGCCAAAGAATATAGCAATGGCTCCCGGAGGTGCTCTCAATGGCCTCCGTGTGCGTATGTGGGATAAGATGGCACGCTTGAATAATCTAATTGATAATGGTGTTGAGCCAGAAAATGAATCATTGCGTGACTCATTCCAAGACCTAGCAAACTATGCGACTATCGCTATGATGGTGCTAGATAAGGAGTGGCCAAGTGAGTGAGATTGAATATAGGTCACATATGACCGTTCAGCTAATTCAGCAAATGGGTGATGATGCTGCTGCAGCAAAAGCAGCTCGCGTATCTACTGGAACCAAAGTTGGAACACATGAAAGCGTTAGTGGCTTGATAAACTTCTTGATGCGTGAGCGTCATGGAAGTCCGTTTGAGCATAATGCTTTTACGTTCTATATTGAGGCTCCAATCTTTGTGTTCCGCGAGTTCATGCGTCACCGCATCGCTTCGTACAACGAAGAGTCGGGTCGTTACAAGGAATTGGAACCAGTGTTCTACATTCCTAGCCTAGAGCGACCACTTGTGCAGGTTGGAAAGACTGGAGCCTATACATTTATTGAAGGCTCAGAAGACCAAAAGGAAATTGTCCGTGAGAGTTTAATTGATAACTCATTTGATTCTTACTGGCTATACAAGTCAATGCTGGATGCAGGTGTCGCTCGTGAGGTTGCTCGTATGGCATTGCCCGTAAACATCTACTCAAGTATGTATGTGACCATGAACGCTAGAAGCCTGATGAACTTCTTGAGTCTACGTTCTGCACAACAGGGAACTTACCCATCATATCCGCAAGCAGAGATTGCTATGGTTGCAGAACAGATGGAAAATATATTCTCTGGGTTTATGCCAATTACTTACAAATCATTCATTGAAAACGGAAGGGTTGCACCATGAAGCAGTTAGTCTATTTCTCAGCACCTTGGTGTAAGCCATGTAAGATGTTTGGGCCAGTAGTTGACCAGTTTGTTGAAGAGAATAATGTTCAACTAATCAAGGTAAACATTGATGAAACACCACAGATTGCGATTGATAATGATATTACATCAATCCCAGTGCTTATCCTAATGGAAGAAGACACCATCCTCTATAGAGTCAATGGTGCAAAACCAAGACCATTCTTGGATAAGAATCTAGCACCACTAATCTAGACAAAGAAAAAGACCAGCTCACCTCGGGCTGGTCTTTTCCTATTGTCGGGTAATTTCCGCCTATTACCATAGGAGGTTTACGAGTGTTGCCACAGCTGACAGCACTGCAAAAACAAGGGCAATGTTACTCTTGTTGGAATTACGCTGAGTCTTTAGTTCATGAACGTCTAGTTCGATGTTGCGAATATCATGCTTTACAGCTTCTACTTCTTGTTTCTGGACTTGAAAGTCAGACTTCAACCCAGCCATATCTTCACGCAAGTAACGCACGCCTTCCTCAATGCGCCCAATAGCTACTAAAACCTCAGTGTAATCGTCTGGCATTTTACTCAACTACGTCTTCTGACTCAACAACTAGCTTCTCTTCTTCACCAGAAGCAGCCTTGAAGGCCTTTTCGATATTTGCCCCAATGCCATAAGCATCATCATTGGGGTCAAGAGCACGCACAGCAGGGCCAAGGAGGCCAGCAATTAGTGCGGATACAGTAATAGTAGTGGGGTTATCCATACCAGCTAGGAGCATTGCCGCAACGGCGGCTGCAGCTGCACGAAGGTAGCTACCAATAGCCTTCTTTAGATATGTTTTAGTCTTTGCGTTCATTAGGCTGAGGCCTCTTCCTTTATCTTCTTTTTTAGAAATGCCCAAGCATCCATAACCTTGCCAGCAAATACTCCCATAAGCAAGTAGCTACAGGTAAGATGCAAATGTCTTCCACTGGATGCGGTTCCAGTATTACCCATAAGCCCAACTGGCTCACCCATCTTTACCTTAGCGCCAACCTGCAAAGGACTAGCCTTTGCCATATGGCAATAACCAAAGTAAACTGGAGGAAGAACTTTACGAGTAACCTTGAGAACAACAACGTTACCAAGAGCGTTTGACCACTGCACAAGAACGATAGTTCCGTCTGCTACAGCAGGAAGCTTTGTGCCAGCAGGAAGACCATTCCAGTCTGTGCCCCTGTGACCGTTTGGGTGAGCTGCATCAGTCACGCCAAACTTAGTTCCTAGATGTGAATCTGGAAATGGCAGCATCCAAGTCTTAGCCATGTTTATCCTTACGCCGAGATTGCAACCCAGTGAACCGATAGGCCAGTTTCAGCCGTTCCAGTTGCACTTGTGCGGTAAACTTTGACATTAAAAGTAGTAGTAGTTACACCGTAAATTACTGCAGTATAACCAGCAACTCCTGATGAGCCACCAACTAGGTTAGCAGTTACATACGGAGCAGTTGCAAATGTCTGACCAAAACTAATGCTAGTCTGAGATACGCTAGTTCCAGTAGTCGCTGGACCAGTAAAAGTTGTAGTTGCGCCTGACTTAATCTTAGTAATTGCAGTATCAACTGAGCCAGCAAGCGTGGCAAAGTGCGTTTCAAGTGGAGCAATATTGCTCGCTGATGTTGGGTAGTAGATACCCTTTGCTGTAGTTGCCATATAACTATTCTACCTTATCCTTATGCGCCAATAACGCTTACATTCACACTGTCTAGCGTAACGCTACCGCTCCAAGTCTGTGTTCCAGCGGTTGATTCATTTGATAGAGTGTGATAAATTGATATAGAATTTGTACCATTAGATACCGGGCAGCTTATGCTGCAAGTGAGCGAACCGCCACCATAAACAGATTGCGTTACGTTTTGGGCATATCCAATTCGTGTAGTTGTTGACGATGAATAAGTGCTATTGACAACTACCTGTTGTATAATTCTAATACGCTGTGGTGTTGCTGTTCCAGAACCAGTCATTCCCAAATCAACAGTGCAAGTTGCATTAATCATTGCAGTTCTGGTTCCACCACCAGTAGTATCTACGGTGAATGATTTGCTAAATGAAGCAATTGTTCCAGTCGTATTGGAGAATGTCTGTGCTGCTGCACTACCAAGTGCGGTAGTGGTGTATGTTTGTAGACGTGAGATGCTGTCATTTGCTACAGTTGCGGCATCAGCTGCAGCGGTAGCGGCGTTTCCAGCATCAGTTGCAGCTGTATTAGCCGTAGATGCAGCTGCAGAAGCGGCAGTGGCATTATTACCAATTGCAATAATAGCGCTATTTAGCTGATTATCACGAGCAGCATTGTTAATCTCATTGCTTGTTGTCTGGTCAATAATGTTAGAAAGTTGCTTAGTTACTTCTCGACCCCATGCCTGAGAAGCGAGTGGTAGATTGCTATTAGGAAATATCATTATGCGCCTTATGGATTCATTAGTGGGATAACAGTGAACTCATTGAACTTGAGTGCCTCATCTGGATACGTAGCAGGGTCTAGTGCAGTTGCCTTGAAATCAGCAAAAGTCTTTCCGGTCCACTTGGCATCAAAATCAGCAAAAGATGCTGCTGGTTTAGCCGTTATAGTAGTATTATCTACGTTATAACTTACTGATGCGATGCGATACTTATTGCTATCAACAGTCCTTAATGAACCGGGGGTACTACCAAATGGCTGAATCTCAGAATAGGTTTCATTCAAAGTTACATTGGGTCCACATACAACCTGAGCCGCAGCTGCACCACGGGTATAAGCTGTTGAAGTGCTTGTGATAAATGGATTATCAATAGTTGGGGCACTTGCCTGAGAAGTGAACTCATTAGCAGCACCAGTAGGTATTGTATGCAATATTTTATTATAAAATACTCCATCACCAGTTATGTAAATGGCAGGATAATCATTACTACCAGAAGTTTCTACACCAATCTTATATGGCTCATAACTAAGTGCACCACCGCCAGTTATGTTTTCAAGACCATTCTTTACTGGAGCAACAAGGGTCACTTCAATCTCATTTGGATTTTCAGTAAGGGTAACCTTTAGTTTGCCACCCTCTCCAACCCATTGCGCTGCAGTAATAAAGATTCCATCAGCTCCAGCGATACAGTATTCACCCTGACCACCAGCATATGGGAATGGCAGGATTGAGTCAACTGCCGTTGGCTGATACACGGTATCCAAAGAAGCGTCAATAGTAAATCGCTTAGTAATAACCTCACCAGCGTTTACCTGAAGGCCATCATAGAATGTTGCATTCTGTGCGTTCACAAAAACATTATCACGGTTTTGGCTGATATCATGAACAACAGATTGAGTCTTATAGGAAGTATTATAGTTGTATACATCTAAAGATTGAGCAGCGTCAATGCTATCAATGGCTACTGACTGGCTAGAGATATTTCTGGAAAGAAAATTTGCAGAAATAGTTTTTGCAGTTCGGAAATTAAGTCCATTTATATCTGCAAAGAACTCAAGCCCAATATCATCAGTTGAACTGATACTGGTAGCCGCACAAAGCATCTTGAGGTGCTCCCAGACATTGCCTTTCCAGCCAATGAAGTTTACTGCAATAGCATCTAGCGTGGTATCCAACCCAGTCTCATAGTTTAGGCGATACTGCTTCTCTACCCAAGCCGAGCCGATGTATACATAAAGTTTATCTGTATCCAAAGTTACATAAGCATCATATTGATTTGGGGTGGATGGCAGGGCTGCATAGTTAGCAACCGTTCCAAAGACGTAGTAAATATCCACTAGGCTGCAGTAATAATTGATTGCAGTAAATAGGGTATATCCAGAGCCGCCATGAGGAGCAGCTATGCGCTCAACGTTCAAGCGGTCTTCAAGAGTCGCACCAATAATTGATACGACCCCAGCAGTTACGGTAGCCTGCTTTACTTTGAATTCAACCTCGCCACTATCCTCATGCACAAGTGACATACTATTATTAATTAGAAGGCGGCTGTTAGGGTGAGTATTGCCAATTTTGTCTTCATCTACTGCTAAAGCAGAAACGTTTACCTGACCACTACCACCAGTTAGATTAGATGGCTCAAGGCTAGTAACGTCTTCGGAGTATGAGTAGCTAATTGGAGATGGGTCAGCAATATGACCGCTACCAGAATTGTTTACTAATTTTACCTTCATTATACTTCAACCCAAGTAGCTGACATTCCTACCTGTCCATCGTTGATTGCAGATGAGTAGTAGTCCATTGTTGGTGCAGATGAAAACTGCAATCCAGTAGTTCCCTTTCCGGGAATGAATCCACCGCTTGCAACAGTGCTGCTAGTCGGAATAATCTGTGCAATCATGCCAGTAATGTTTACGGTAGCAGCGCCTGTGGTAGCTAAAAAGATTTCAACATATGAGTAAGTAGTTCCGCTGATGCTAGTGTTGGTTCGCACAGTTCCACCAGCAGTAATCATAGTCGGATTTACCGCTGTGTCAGCAGCTCCGGTGGAGCGTAAATAGGGAGCGATACGAATACCAGTAGTAGAGCCGCCAGTTGGACCATGCCAACCAAACATAAGCTTGTACCCAGTTGGAATAATCAGCACTAGCTTCTCTGTGCTGGCATATGCCCCAGTAGTAGTGTAAGTTGCATACTTAATTGGAAACTGATTATTTGCTGAAGATGATGAGAACGTTGGAGTCAGGTCATAAGATAACTGAGGCCAGTCCTTTTCTGCAAGCATGGGTGCAGCCCAGTGCTCTGGCATTAGGTTCTGGTCTGTAGCAAATGGGTCAATCCAATAGAATGGACCATCGCCGTAAAGTCCATCAGCAAAGCTTTTAATTGTATTGAGATTTAGCTCAGTATCACTGGTGTTTAGCGAACCTAGCCAAGAGGCATCAAAACGCCTGTGAGAGGCTGAAGAACGCTTTACAGAAGTACGGCCAGATAGAAGCTGAGTTTCGCTCTGCCAGCCTACTGATGAGGCCTTCATGCCAGATAGTGGCGACTTAATCCAAGTCTGCTTATTCTTATTTCCAAAGTAAACTTTGCCCATTAGTGAGAGCCTCTCTGAGCGAGAATAACATTGCCAGCATTTGCGCTTGCTGCAATTCTCTGATTGTCAGTGTAAAGGTTGATAGGTCGGTCAATCGCTGCACGAAGTAGCGAACGGTCCTCTGGAGATAAGTATACCATACTTGAACCACTCATAGCAGATGCTAACTGTGAACCAATAGATGGTGCTGACATCTTCATATTGTTTAGCGAGTTCATAAAGTCAACACCGTATGAACTAACAGCACGAGCACTCATTACGAATTCACCATTGGAAAGCTGTGCTGGAATACTATCGCTAGTTGCGCTTCCGGGGCCACGAATAAGACCACCAGTTGCAGCCTTCACTCCCGTAATAGTAACGCTGTTAGGAACAGCACCAACAGTATTCACCTTGATGGTTACGGTCTTTGGAATCTGGTTGATTGCAGCAGTTGCCTTATCGCGGAAAGCACGAATCTCAGTAAGTGCAGCAGAGGTTGCAGCATTTACCTTATAGGCAACTGGCTTATTTAGCTCCTTGGCCAAGTCTAGGCCCTTGCGAAGCTCATCGGAATACTTCTTTACGTTCTCTTCCGATACACCAGCAGCACGAGCTTGGTCTTCAAATGCCTTTACTGTTCCTTCTACTGCAGCCTGAGCATCTTCCTTGTTCTTTGCACTGATTACTTCAGCGGAACCCATCTGAACATAGTATCCAACCATCTGCTGTAGAGCCTGCTGCTGCTGCAATAGGTCCTGAGCTGGAGTGGTGCTTACCTTGCTCGCAGCTGCAGCCGCCTCGGCAACTGCTTTATCGTGGTCAGTCTGCACCTGTGCGGCTTGAGCAGTGAGGTCGGCAATCTGAGCACGAAGTTCATTAGCGCGAAGAGTATCTCCATACTTCAATGCAACCTGTAGCTGATACTGAAGGATTCCCTTATCTGCCTGAATTTTGTTCAACTCTGCTGATACATCCGCTACAGCATTAGCTGCCTGAGATGCAGTTCCGGTAATCTGTTCCCATCCAGCAGCAATCTGCATCTGAGTATTACCTAGCATCCAGCTTGCGTTTAGGTAGTTCATTACAGAGCCAGCTAGGGCATTAATGCTATCGGCAACTGCAATTACTGCATTTTGTGCAGTTGACATATTCTTTAGAGCAGCAGTAAATGCAGCAATATCAGCCTTGCTTGCCTTGCCAGACTTACCAATCTTCTTCAGTTCTTTATCAATAATGGCTAGTGCCTGTGGGGTTCCATTCCCAGTATTGATAAGCGCCTGACGAAGTGCCTTTAGGTCAGCCCCAAATACTCCAAGCTTACCCTTTGATGTAACAGCAAGCTTGTCAATAGCATCCTGCACAGCTTTAGTGTTACTCTGTCCAGCTTCAGTCCAAGTATTGAAGTTAGTTCCATTTTCCTGAAGTGACTTACCAAGTGCCATAAGGCTTGCACGCAAATCATTTCTAGCGTTCATTGCTGCAAATGTCTTAGTAATCTGCTCTTGCAGCTTTTCCAGTGCAGTCTTGGCTGTTCCAGCAGAAGTAGTAACGCCATCAAAGCCAGCAGCAAGAATCTTCAACAGTTCTGGGCTATATGCCAATGCGCCTTGAAGTGCAATTCCATATGCAATTGCTTTTTTGCCAGCATTAGTTTCACCGTCTTGTAGATTAATCCAAGACTGGATAATTCCCTTTAGCTGTTTAGGGTCAGTAGCTGCTTTAATCTTATCGCCAAGTTTGCTATAGCCCTCACCATTTGCGGCATTTACAATATATTGCCTCATATCTTCAAATGGTTTTTTAGTGTCTTTACCAGCGTCTGATAGTGCCTTGATAGCTGTTATCATTTGAGTTACTGAACCAGCAAAACCAGTTCCAGAGGCAATTGCCGCATCTACTGCAGACTGCATATATGATGACCAGTTGGAGAAGTCCTGACGGCTTCCAGCGAGGCCATCAGAAGTGTCTGAGATTCCCTTGGCATAGGTAGCAAATGAGTCAGCAGCTGCATTATTGGCTGCTTCAGTAGAGCTAGATGATGTTACATATCCCCTTAGGGCCTCGCTCAGTCCACCAACCATGTCGGCTGCAGTTCCAGCCTCATAGCCCATATCAATAAGTGCCTGAGTTTGAATATCTACAATTGCTTTATTCTGAGCCGATGCCTTAGTTACTGAGTCAACCCCTTGTGCAGCATTGTTCATTGCACCCTGAAGAATATTTGCAGAACTTCCATTTCTTCCCATTTGCAATTCAGCGCTATTAGAAGATAGTTGATTTATAATACTTGTAATTTGCTTTTCAGTAAGGTTTAGACTCTGACCATACTTACGTACACCAGCCTCACCATCTTTTACCCACACAGAACCAATCTCAGCAATTTTCCTCATTGTAGAGTTTGCGTATTCCTGTGCTCCACCAGATTTCTTCATTCCTGCAGAAATTAATTCACCAAGATTGAATCCTAGTGTAGTTGCAAGCTTTGTTGCTTTTGCAGCTTTTGGATTTAGTAGAGTTTCAAAGATTGTAGCATCCTTGCCCTCTTTGCCCTTATACTTAGCAAGTGCATCTGCAATAAATGCAGCAGTCTGCACACCCATCTTAGATGTGCTTGAGTCAAGTTCTGAGTTAATAGCACCTAGAGATTGAGCGTATTTTTTATTTGCCTCTGTTCCAATATCAGCAGCATTTGCAATCTTGCCATGCTCAATGGTGGCATTTCGTATACCGTTTACTTGGGAATCAATTGCTTCTGCAGTAGCTAATGCACGAAGTTCGGCAGTTTTATCGGCCTTATCTTTTGCGTTATAGCTTGCAGCAAGTTCGCCAATTGCCTGTCCAGTTTCGGCATAAGCCTGATTATCGGCTGAGATTGCTTTTGCAAGAGCCTCGGAGCCTCCACCAGCTTGAATCATAGCATCACCTAGTTCAAGTGCTGACTGCTGTGCAGCATTATGAGCATCAACCATTGACCAAACTACAGTTACTGCAGTAAGTGCTAGGGCAATCCATCCCATACTCTTTTGCAAGAATCCCATTGCTATTCCAGCTTTATTAGTCGCAACTGCTACTGTATCAGCACTAAAGCCAACCTTAATAAGAGTATTTGAAAAAGCATTTGCAGATGCTGCACCAATTCCAAAGTCAGCAGTAAGTTCCCTGAAAAGCATCTTGAATGTGGTAAGGTTAATTCCAACACCAGTAACACTTGTATTCATGCGGTCAATAGCAAGCTTCATAGCAAGCATACCAGCAATACCAATTGCCAATCCACCACCAAGAGCAATTGCTCCAGCTACTACTAATCCAATCACACCAGCTAATGCTTTAATTGGAGCTGGAATTGCAGCCACTCCCTTTGCCAGCATCTTGAGGATATCTAGAGTCACACCAAGCGCCGGAGCAAGTGATTCTCCGAACTTAGCTTGGAACTCTGTAACCGCAGAAGACAACATCTTCATCTTTGAATTTAGGTCATCATTAGCAACAGCAAATGCATCAGTTGCATAGCTTCCAAGCAAGTATTGCTTACGAGCATCTCCAAGCGATTTTGAAAGTAAGTCAGTATTTCCAGCAAGCTTTGAAATAACATTTAGTTCACGAGTATTCGTTATACCAAGGTCTTGCAAAATGCTATTTAAATCACCAGCTGATTGAGCGCCCTTTAGAAATGAAGTAAAGAATTCATTTGGGTTCTGCTTCCAGAGCTGTGCAGCCTTAGTTCCTGCAGTGCCAGCAGCGTCAGTTACTAACCCCAAGACATTTGCATAATCATTTAGTTTTGAGCCACCGTTAGAAACTTCAACATCAATAGTGCGGAATAGACGCAGAATTACACCACGTGCTTCTTCAGGGCGAACCTTTAGCGAGGCTAGTGCAGTAGATAATCCAATAACTTGGTCAGCACTCATACCAGCTTGCGTTCCAGCAGAGCCAATAGATTCTGCCATTGCTAAAATCTCACGGTCAGTTGCTACCGAATTTACACCAGCATAAAGGATAGATGAAGATAAATTTTCAAACTTAGTTACCGGAACACCCATCATCTGTGCCAAACGGCCAAATGACTGTGCGGCTTGGTCAGCACTAATTCCAGTAATTGCAGAGAATTGTGCTACAGTTTCGGAGAAACCAGCAAGGGCATCTGATGAAATACCCATCTGCCCACCAAGAGTTGCAATCTTTGCAATCTCATCAAAAGCAATTGGCGCTGAAGTGGAGATATCAATAAGTGATTGACGCAAACTCTGGAGAGCACCTTCGCTCAATCCAAGGGTAACGCGCTCAACAGACGTAAAGGAGGATTCTAGGTCAGCAAATGCCTTTACGGAATCGCCAATTGCTGCAACAATGGTGCTTGAAAAAGCAATCGCTCTTCCACCAACATCATAAAGAGCATAGCGAATAGAGGCTAGGTTACGCTCAAAGTCTGGAGAGTTTAGAGCGCCTGCAATTTGGTTCTCTTTACGAACTCTAGCATTTGCTGCTGCAATCTGAGCATCAATTGTTCTGCCCTGTGCCGCTGCTTGCTGCGCTTGCTGCGCCTTCTTTGCATAGAATTCAGCATCTGCCTTTATCTTGGCATCAACCATATCGCGGTATGCTTTATTCTCAGCAGCAATCTGAGCGACTACGCTCTCTGCTGTTTTGCGAGCAGGAAGGCCTTGAGTTCCAGTAGTTGCAGTTACTGTGCTTCTACTAGACTGCTGCACAGTAGCGAGGGGCAGCTTATTGGGGGTGATTGATTTATAGGAATCCTGTATGCGCTTATTTGCTTCAATAGCAGCACGTTCGACTTTGCGAATTTCAGCCATTTCGCCATTAGCGCTTTGCATAGCATATGCACGCCTAGACTCAGCAGTAGTCTTGGAAGACTTAGCAATGAGCTCATCTGCAGCTTTTGCAGCCTTAGCTACCTGCTCGTAGCCACTCGTAACAGACTTTACGCCCTGTTTAAAGCTATCTACGGCAAGGGAGATTTTAGCCCGAATTTCCAAGTTGCACCACCTAATCCTATCTTTTTTATTCTATCTTATCGGAACCTATATCCATCAAGTTCTGATAGTAAGATAATCTACTAGGCATAGGACCATCATCATACGTATAAGCTACCGTATAGGGATACTCACCATATGTCTTCTTTTTATTTTGTTTTTTATCTTGAGCTTCATGCCACTTATCTAGTTCTGCCTTAGCAAAACATCTAGCAATCTTTATTTTGAATCCAACATTAGATGCTGATTCATTTCTGCAAATCCAGATAGGATTTCCGCACTCCTGACAAGTCTCATCTTGAAGAATCTGGTACGCTTCAAGGAGTTTAAAATCGAAAGGGGTCCAAGGTTCACTAGGCTGCTCATGAAACAACATAGCTACTGGTCGGACCCCTGCAGCAATAGCAGCTTTAAGGGCCGTTACATACTGACGATTATTTTCCCATGTCAGGACTTCGGTAAAAAACCAGCATCCGTAATGGCATCAAAGTATGAAGTAGCTAGGGTTAGCTTCTGCATAGTTTCAATAAGAACTTCCCATGAATCAACTGGCATAATGCCACGAAGTTCAATTAGGTCATCTGGAGTAAATTCACTGGTATCTTCATTGCCTTCAGCATCAGTTACCTTAACGATGTTAGATGCTACCAATGCAGATAGGTAATAACGAACCCAAGCTGGGTCATCCGATGTCTCTTCAGTGCGAGGGTGCATTTTGTTTGCAGTCTCAGTAATCTCCTCTACCTTAGACTGTCCAACTCCACGCATATGGAAAGTAAGTTTTGATTCAAGAATCTCATCACGCAAAGCCTGAGCCTGCTTGTTTAGTTTCTCATATTCTTCAACGTTATTTACATCAGCAAGATACTGAAGTTCTACATTCAGTTCCTCGAGCTTCATAGCCGAGGCTGCGTCTAGATAAACGTCTACTGACTTTTCCGGGAAAGCCCTACCCTTGATTGCGTCTGCAAGATTGAACTTTCCACGCTTCTGTGCCTCTGTTGCGAGGTCAATTACATCTTCACTCATTTATTTGCGCCTTTCAGTTATGCCCATTAGATTTGTTGCTAAAGGTCGGGGAGGGCAAATGGGCGCAAAACCCTCCCCGACCAGCTTATTAGCTAACTGCTGCTACGTTTACGCCAACCTTGCCCTGAGGCTGGAAGTTGACCATAAACTTAACGGAGTCTTCACCTTCGGTGTTATCCATGAAAGCATCAGCGATAAACTTGAACACGTTTAGCTTCTGACCAGCTGCAACTGCAGTGGTGTTAGGAAGGCCAACACGGGTTACTAGGAATCCATCTGGGCGAGTTCCATCGGTAGCTGCCTTGAACGCTTCAAAAGCATTGTAGTAAGCACCAGTGGTCTCCGAGGTAATTCCACGGAAGAAGGTTAGCTTGCCAGAGAACTGAGCAAAGCCACGCTCCTGAACGGCACCGAGGTCCACGATACCGCGGTCATCAATCTTGTTCGAGTCAGTTGAACCAAGCTCGTAACCATCCCAAGCGATTGCAGAGGTTAGGTCAATCGAGCCAGCTGCAGCTAGGTCGGTAACATCAGGTGCGCCAACCCATACATCTTCAGCGGTAGTTAGGTTAGCGGTAGGAACCCACCAAACCTTAATCTTACCGTTTGCCTGAGACTTGGTTCCAACGGTTGCAGCAAGAGCTGGACCAGTTCCTGCGGTTCCGGCTGCAACTGCAACGTTAACCTTTACCTCACCAGTGGTTAGGAATCGAGCACCAATACGGAGCATCTCACCATCGCCAAGTAGGTCTACTGGGAAGTCAGTCTTCACACCGTAGATGCTAATTTCATCACCAGCAGCAAATGCTGCGCTGTGAGCCTTGCCAACACGCTTGATGAGGTAATACTTAACATCTGGTGCAGCGAAAAGGTCACGGAACTTGTTGTAAACAGAAGTTGCCGAAGTGTTCTCATCGCGGAAGCCATCTAGCGATGCTTCGTAGTTATAGTAAGTAGGGGTATTAACCGTAGCATTGTCAACAATAGCAAGCGAGTTATCGCTTGCAGAGTCGGTCATGTTAAGGGTGTAGTCATCCGTAACAGCTGGTGAGATGTTGAATACCTTGGTTGCGCTTGTGATTTCAGTCAGCGTTGGGGCTGTCCAGTCTGCAAACGCATCTGCGGCGGCAACATAAATACCAACGTTCGGGCGAAGTAGCTTAGTTGCCATCTTCTATTCCTTGTCTTCTTTAATGTTGATTGCTAGTTCAGGCTTGATTGCCTCAACAGCTGGAGCAGGCTGCTCCTTCTTTTTTGTTTCTTTATTTGGTGCAGCCTCTGCCTCGCCTGTATACAGAACGAGGTCGTTGCCCAAAACTGGATGCCCGACATAGTGCTCCGGAACATTAGTGATAATTCCGGTTCGGGTGTTACGAACAATAGCCATTAGAATCCTTCCATGCTGTTTCTATTTTACCATACAGTGTTCAGTGCGAAGCTAAATACAATTTCAGAAATATACCTAGTTGGATTGGCATTTCCTGAAATGTAAGTATATGGAGATGAGATTGGTTTTAGCTGTCCTGAGCCAGTTGGCTGGAAGCCAGTTAGCTTTTCTCTGACCAGTGCTGCTACCTGACGAGAAGAACGCTGAGTTGGTCCGATGCACAGAACAGAGACTGAGGATTCTCCTGAGGCATCAGCGACACCAGTAATTGGTGCTCCAATGTCCATAGCAGTAATACCAGCGTGCTCAACAACAATGTAAGGTAGAAGATTGCCAGAGGCATCAAACTTTAGCTTGGTGTCTTCTGGAACTACGCCATCGTACACGTCTTGCGTAAGCGTGTTCAACTGTGCTAGGATTGCATCTTGAACGTTAAGTAAAGTCATTTGATATTCTCGATTCTATACTTTAGCATACGGCCAAATGTATTATTGAATTCATTAGTAATGTATTTAGCCGTTTTAGGAATAGCGTGCATTGGCATTGGACCAGTACGAGTCCCATCTTCTTGGAATGAAAAGTAACGATAGTAAGTTCCAGTCCACCCAATTGCTACAACTGATTCATTCTTATATTTCTTAGTGGTTCCCTTAACTGAGTTAAGCATAAGATGAGTTTCAATCCTACCGGGCCTTGGTTTGACTCTATTTGGTGCAGACTTTATGACCTCACGGAACATTGCTTTACCACCAGCAGCTACCTTCTTGCCCCAGTCCTGTGCACTATCCTCAAGAGCAGAACTTAGTGCACTGACATAAATATCTATTGCATTATATCTATCAGAAGATGTTGCTTCCTGTGTAATTGAATAGCCCTTCATGCGAAGTGCTGAATTAAAATTGCGTTCTAGTCGAGTAAGGGCTTTGCCAGTTTCTTTTGCACCAGCAATAAAGTTTGATTTTTCAATAGTGAAACTTAGGCCAATTCCACCACCGCCAGTAGGTGGAGTAGTTTCATAACCAGTTCTGGGCATTAGCTAGTTTCCGTAGGGTCCAGTTCTGTATCTACCTTGCACAATAGGGTGCGTTCCCAAGCATTGCTTGAGTTCAATACATCAGTAACGATATAAATAAACTGAGTAAGCGTATCATTATTGGGAGAACTTGTGATACGCATTTTAAAGTTAGGTCGAATATCCGGCATTGGAGAAGTGTATGAAATCTGCACGCGAACAGCTTTTACCAGTGTTGGATTGAACCCATCACTAGAAGCAGATACGCTATTTATGGGCTGCACACGGGCGCGACCAGAATATACTTCAGTAGCAGCGCCAGACCAAGTATTAGTTGCTGCATCGTAAGTATGTGCAGAATCACCCGGATTATAAATCTCGACTTGAGCAAGCTGAAGCCCTCGAATGACTAGCCTGTTGTGGGCTACCCATCGAGGGTCAATAGAGTTGCGTGAGTTTAGAGCCAAGAGTTATCCCACTTAGTAGTATAGCCAACTACAATGAAGCTAGTATCATAAGCATCAACCAAGTCATCCTTGTCTGCCTCATCTTGTAGTGCCTTAGCCTGTGCACGAAGCTCAGTACCTAGTTTTGCACCATCTGTGGCATAGTCAGCAGTCTTGATAACCTTGTTTATTAGCGACTCTGAAGTTGCTAGAACAAGCTTCGCCTGTGCAGCAGCACGCTTTACGTTGTCACTATATAGAGTTGCAAAAGCCTGAATCTGGTGGTCGCTAAATAGGTAATCAGAACCATCTGATGGATTCTGTACATTCTCAAGTTGCTCAGTATCTGGAATGAGTAGACGAATTTGCCCAATAACAGTTGTGTAGTCTGGTGGATAGATGTCTGGTAAGTGTGCCATGTTATTATTCTACCTTATCCAGCGTAACGAATACATCGTTTGCCTCATCATATAAATCACCAATTGCCGCATACTTGCCACGAACGTTTGCGTTGTATGAAGTCTTAATCCATCGCCCACCAAGGTTATCAACTAACCATTGGTAGCCTTCGTCACCTGCGGGGTCATTGTTATCGCCTACGGTTATGCGTAGGACAATATTATTTTCATCAATTTCTGCCCAATGAGCCATTATGTTAGATACCTCACAATAACCAAACCTGAACCACCTGAACCAGTAGCATTTACCATAGCAGTGCTACTTGACCTACCTCCACCAGAGCCAGAACCAGTATTGGTTATACCATTAGCAGAAGTAGTCGCACCAGTTACTGCAGCGGAACCTCCACCAGCTCCACCAGCTCCACCGACTTGAGCAGTAGTTGTTCCACCAGCTCCACCTCCACCACCGGCAATAGCACCACCAGATGTTGCAGTTGACCATCCACCAATTCCAGACATTGCTGAAGTAATTGCAGTTAGCCATGTAGAATATGCAGTTGAACCAGCACCACCAGTGCCACCAGTGCCTGAAGATGCAGCCCCTCCTACCGTACCAGAACCACCACCTCCACCTCCAGCTATGGTGCTAGTGCCTGTTGAGTTACCAATACCTCCAGCATTTGCATAGTGTGTAGTTCCAGTAAATGTTCCAACAGTTCCACCTACTCCAGCTGCGGAGGTTGATGGGTGTGCGCCACCACCAGAACCACCAGTTCCACCATTGGTAGCTGAGGTAGTTGAGCTTGCAGCTCCATAACCACCACCAGTTGCAACTACTGTTGTTGTGTTAATTGTTGTAGAAGTTCCTTGGTTTCCAGCAGAGCCAATAGTTGCATTTGATGGACTCACTCCAGAAGCGCCACCACCAATAACTATTGGATATGAAGTTCCAGCACCTAACGATAGGCTATGGTAAACCATGCTTCCGGCTCCACCACCACCGCCGGGAGAATAGTTTGCAGCAGTAGTTGGTCCAGTACCTCCAGAACCACCACCAGCAATAGCTAAGAACTCAATAGTTTTTGGAGCACCAGATGTAATAGCAAAGGTTGCATTAGCAGTAAATACTCTATAGGTATATGAACCAGAGGTAACTGGGGTTCCACCAGTAGTTGTAAAAGCTGAGGCTGCTGCCGAACCAATAACTCCGCCCAATACGCCAGTCATTAGCTCAGTCCGTTTCCTGAAATCATCCAAGTAGTTGCTGTAGTCTTCACAGCAGTGGCCATGCCATAAGCAGCAAGGGCTCTAGTTCCAGTAGTTCCAGTTCCAGCTAGATACATAGTATCAGTGGTAATTGCAATAGAAGTAGATACTGCAGCTGGATTAATGAACACAATGGTAGTTCCAATTTCAAGCGGCACAGAGATATTTGCTGGAATCGTGTGTGTCTGTGCAGTTGCAGTTGTGTAGATATGCTTCCCTGCATGAGCAGCAGTTAAGCTAAGTCCAGTTGCTGTAGATACCTGTGGCAAACCCATGAAACCAAACTGACTTGCAGAAGTAGCGTTAGCTGCAGTAGGCACAGTAGTTGAGGTAGAGGTGAGCAAGGTTGCGCTTGATGGAATAGTCGTTCCATTGATGCTGGTAGCAGTTGCTACACCAAGAGCAGGAGTAGTTAAGCTTGGGCTAGTTGCAAGAACAACAGAGCCAGTTCCAGTTATAGCATTGAACCCAGAAAATTCAGCATCCCATGATGCAGCAGTTGTTCCTGAGGTTAGGATGCAAGTAACAATAGCAGATGAGTTTGCAGGAATAGCAATAACAGCATTTCCACCAGAAGAGTTCACGGTTACTATTCCAGTTGATGCGTTGCTAATCTCATAACGCATACCAAGCGTCATTGTGGAGGCTACTGGGAGGACAATGGTCTGAGTTGTGGAACCAGTAAAGAACTGCTGTATTGTGCTTGCTACGGTCAACGTAGTGGTTCCTGCAGCAGTTGCAGTAGTTGTATACCCAAAGATTGGGGTGCGTAGAGTTACGTTATTGTTTGCGCCATCAAACGCAATAACACCGCCACCATAAGTAACTGGTGCAGTTGCACTCAAACCAGCAAGAGTTCCAGTAGCACCAACGTTACCAGCAACAGATGCTGTCCATGCTGCAAGAGTTCCAGAACCAGAAGTTGCATCTACGGTTACAGTTATAACTAGGCCAACAATGGTGGCAATAATACCTTCCATGTAGGTTGTTGGAGTTGCCGTGGATGCAAACCGCACACGAGTTCCGACAGCATATGCACCAATCTTATTGACGGTAAATGCTTTTGAGCCAGCTGCAATTGAAAGTGAGGTGGTCGAAGTTACGCCATCATAGCCAACGCCATCAATGCCGTTAGTTCCATTAGTTCCATTGGTTCCGGCAGGTCCCTGAGGACCAGTTGGACCAGCAGTTAGATAATAAGTCCCATTTGAATCAGCTACTGGAGTAGCTGCAGTTAGGTCAACTGTGCTACCACCGGGAAGTGAAAAGCTAAAACTTGGAATAGTACGGATAGCATTACCAGAAGCATCAGTCAGTCGGAACTCAACGCTCCAAGTCCAGTCAACTGGAGAGCCATCAGCATCATCAGTAGCAAGTAGCCGCACACCAAGGTCACCAGTGTATCCAGTAATGTATCCATTGGCATCTAGAGAACACTCAACAGATGCTGGAAGAAGAGTTACTGGTGCTGGAGACGCAGCCACATCACGAATATAGTTTGGGGAAGGTGTAAAGTATACAGTTCCCTGTGCCGGAACAGCATCTGGATTAGAGCCAACATCATTAGAGTCAGCGTAGGCGAGCAGGTATCGGCCAGTAACAGTGCCGTATGAGAGGTTTGAGGGAATGTCAGCCATAATATACCTATTCTACCATGCTAGGTAGCTCAATTGGTTTTTCAATATTGAAGAAAAGATAAGCCTCATCTTCATCTTCAAACCAATACCAGCCATCAATTGGATACTCATAAGAATCTTTAAATTCTTTATATAATTCATATGTTGCACTAACAACAAAGTTTGGTCCATAATAAACTTCACCATCTTGTGTTTTATAAAATCCAGCGTTCATTATCCCGTTACAGTCCATCCCTTATTAGTTGCAATTGTAGTGTCATCTGATGCTACTCCCCAGTTACCAGTAACAGTAACAATCTGTCCTGCTAGTGCTGCGATAGCTCCACCAGATGCATATGTAGTTACAGTTGCATTAGCTACTGTAAATGATGTAGAATTTGATGCCGTAACAACTGCATTAGTTACGTTGTAACCAGCAGGACTTATTCCAGTTACCGTAACATTTTGTCCAACAACAATTCTACAAGTTCCAGAAACTGTATATGTTGCAGTTGTTCCATTGCCAACTACTCCAGTAACAGTATAAGCATTATTATCTGCCATGCCTGAATAGAAGGCATTTAATGCCGTTGGCGATAATACCATTGCACCTATAGTTAAACTGTTTTTAATACCAGTTAGAACAAATGATTCACAGGATTTTGCAGCATTAAATACATGGCTTGTTGTAGTCATTGCTACTGTTATAGAACGACCACTAAGTGGTGGTACATATTTTAATGAATAACATGATGTAAACATACCAGCCATAGTAGTTGCTTTTGATGTATCTAAAGCCGGAACAGTAGTAAGTGCATAACAGTTTGCAAACATATTACTGAAATCAGTAACATTTGATGTATTCATTGCTGGAAATGCTCTAATTAAACCACATCCATAAAATGTACCATTCATGCTAGTAGCAGCAGTTGTAGTAAGTGTTGGAATAGCTGTAAGAGAGTAGCATCCGCTAAACATTGAAATAAAGTTGGTAACATTTGTTGTTGTAAATGTTGGTATTATTTTCAATGATGCGCATCCGGCAAACATTCCAGAGGCAGCAGTAAGCGCTGTTCCAGTGGTTATAGTAGGAAGTGATATCAAGCTGTAGCAGTTTGAAAATAAGTTAAGTAAGTTGGAACAGTTTGTAAAATTTAAAGTTAGATTTGATAATGAAATTAACTTAAAGCAGTTTGTAAACATACTGCTACCATTGGTCAAAGATGTAGACGTTGCAAAATCAGGAAGGGAAACTATTGAAGAACATCCGCTAAACATAGAGCTTGTTGTCGTAGCTGATGCAATATTAAATTTACCAACAGTTTCAAGAGTTGTGCAGTTTTGAAACATTGAGTCACAAGCAGTAAGAACTGGTGTGTTGAATGACGGTGTGCTTTTTAGGCTAGTACAAGCACTAAACATAGCTGACATACTTGTAACTTTTATAGTATTGAATAGTGGCACAGAGCGCAAAGAGGTGCAGCTGGAGAACATAGCGTTCATTCCGGTAACATTTGCAGTATTGAACTGTGGCACAGATACTAATGAAGCACATCCAGAAAACATACTAGCCATAGTAGTAACAGCTGCAGTATTAAATAATGGAACTGATGATATTTTAGTGCTTGCAAGCATTGAGCTCATATTAGTTACTGCTACAGTATTAAATTGTGGAACAGATGTTAATGCAGTACAACCGTTAAACATCGAACCCATATTTGTAACTTTTACAGTATTGAGCTGTGGGACAGACTGTAGAGAATAGCAACTAGAAAACATTGAATCCATAAATAATACATTTTGAGTATTAAATAATGGTATTGTCTGAATATTATTACATTGCTGAAACATTGAAGTCATTACAGTTACTGATTGGGTATTTAGCAATGGCACAGTTTCAATAGGCGTGAACCTAAACATATAAGACATATCAGTAACAGCAGAGGTATCAAATAATGGCACAGAGCGAAGGGAGTAGCATCCTGAAAATAGACCATTCATGACAGTAACAGAATGGGTTCCAATGGTAATCTGCTCTAGTCCACCATATTGATATAGCATACTTTGGTGGCCTATTAAAAGCGAGGTCATTGATGGTGCTTGAATATTTATGTCAAGCCAGCTACCTAAGTTTGTAGGGGTTCCAGCAGACGCAATTGCGCTATGAACCTTTTGCAAAGTAAATGCAGACCAAGCGGCTCCACCCGTAGTGGAGGTTACTTTTACTATTGCTGTTTTATAGCCTCTAGCAACTACAGATGTACCCAAGGTTGAGTAGGTATATTGATGCTGTGCGGTAGCTGCGGAGGCCCAGCTATCTACTGTGCCGTCTCCCCAGTCAACCGTAAAACCACCAGTAACAGTTACAGATAATGCAACTCTATTCCCATCAAGCACATCAGAAACCGAAACTAATCCATTAAAAGTATTATTGGCAAGGGCTGGTAAACTGGGCCAATCGGCTTCCCTTACCCATGAGTTAGATGCAGTTTTTTCAAGGGTAGAAAGTGGGTATTCTCCTAAAGCAGCTGCTCTAGCTGGGGCAAGTATATTTTTATCAGTATTATTATGCCAGCTAGAAATCTGAGAAGATGATAGTTCTCTTAATCTCTGCATTATGCAATCCTATTTACGTATCCACTAATAGTTACCACATTTGTAACTGTAGTATAAGCATAAATACTTGAGGCAGCAGCTCCAGTTCCAGATAGGATAAGGCCCGGAACTATTAGTGTAAGACCAGACTGTGCTGGGATAACTATTTTTATATCATTATCTGGCGTAGCAATACCGCCATATTGAATAGTAAGCAGCAGTGCTGCTGCTGAAGAATTATAAGCATAGAGCCAAACCTCATCAAGCGTAGCTGCAGAAGTTCCAGTTGCATGAATTAGAGTTCCAGTAGATGCAATTGCGGCTACTTTAATTGGTGCTCCAGTAGCTGCTGCAGATAATGGTATTTTAGTAAAAGTTGCCATTTGTTTTCCTATCCAAAAATTTGTACTGCAAGTATTAGTTGTGAGTCATTTACTATTACACTACCGCCACCACCAGAACCATTTGATGCAGAAGTAATGCGACCTTTAGCATCTACTGTGATGTTTGCAGAAGTATAAGAACCAGCAGTTACTGCAGTAGCAGCAAGAGTTGGGTTGGGGTAGGTCCCAGTTAGGTCTCCACCAGCAGTTCCAATTGGCGTGCGAGAATCACTTAGTCTGCTATCAGAAGTAATAACTGCAGTTCCAGTAATTTCAGATGGCGAATGAGTATGTGCCGATGGAGCAAATGTAGATGGAATTCCACTCAAGTTAGAGTATCCATACTGCCCAGCAATCCACTGACCAGAACCATTATAGGTAATAGTGTTCCCAGCAGCAGCAGCAGAAACTTGAAGATTATGTAATTCTTCTAATTCGAATCCATTTTGTGGCTTGACGAAAATTTCACCATTGTTTGCATTTACACGAGTAACAATACCGATAAAAACAAGGTGGTCTGGTGCAGATGGCTTAGTGGTTGAACCACCATAGTGCCAGAAAATTAGATTACCATTAGTGCCAAGCCACACAGCATCGCCAACAGTTGCAGTTGAAGTATCTAAGCCAGCAAGCAAACCTTCAGTAATAACATTTACTTTAGCGTTGGTAGAACCGCCTGCTTCAAGTAGGCCCATCGTCTTTGATGATGTTGCTTCTGCGGCATTTGAGGCCTTGGAAACAATCATGTTTGTGCCATCAGCAGATGAAACATAAACTGCTTGGCCCTTAGCAATTGCTTCACCAAGTTTTACTTCATGCTTGACAACTGAAGTATATCCAGCAGATGGTGCAGTAGAAGACCAAGTTGTATTATAGTCAGTGCCATCAACTTTAGTAAGGAACTGACCAGTAGTTCCACCAGCTGCTACACCGGGACCTGCTGGACCAGTAGCTCCAGTTGCACCATCAGCACCATCGGCTCCTGCAGGACCTTGAATTCCTTGGACACCCTGTATACCTTGAGCACCATCAGCACCGTCAGCACCGTTCGCACCAACAAGCGATGCAAGCCACTCAACTTCAGTGCCAGTAAAACCCTCAAGCTGTGCAACCTGATATGCGCTTAGTCCAGTTAGACCTTGCGCTCCAGTAGCTCCAGTATTTCCAGTGTCACCTTTGACTCCTTGAATACCCTGAATACCTTGGTCACCCTGTGGTCCAGTATCACCCTGTGGTCCTTGGTCTCCTTGAATTCCTTGGATACCCTGTATACCTTGAATACCCTGAGCACCAGTATCACCCTTTACGCCTTGAATCCCTTGGTCACCAGTATCGCCTTTTGGTCCAGTATTGCCTTGGATGCCCTGAATACCTTGGTCACCAGCATCACCTTTAACGCCCTGTAAGCCCTGTAGGCCCTGCTCACCCTGTACACCCTGAATTCCCTGCTCACCCTGAGGGCCAGCGTCTCCTTGAGGCCCCTGAGGGCCTTCTGGACCCTGTTCTCCTTGGATGCCCTGAGGTCCCTGAGGTCCAGCTGGTCCTTGCGGTCCAGAACCTGTGCCAGAATCTCCGCCACCACCGCCTCCGATGGGTCGCTTGTCTAGCTTCTTAATCTCAAGCTCAACCTTATCAGTCCAGTCGGCTGATTGGGGAGGTAGATTAGTATCTGGGAAGATTATCATTGTATACTTATTATACCACAAGTAAGCGAAAACCCCCGGAGCGAAAGCTCAACGGGGGTCTTCATGTGACTAAGGAGGAAAGTCACTATATTATTATATCTTACTTCTGATTTTCTACAATCAGCTTGACTTCACAAGCATCTGTAGTGCAGTAAGCTTCGCCAACTGCATCAGCTGCCATGCCAGCATACACACCATCAAAATCAATGGTGAACAACTGCTGACCGTACTCATCATATTCTTCCTTAGTAATCTGAGTGTAAGGCATCTGTGGGTATGTGAAGTTACCACTTGGTAGGAACGATACAGTCTTTAGCTGGCCATCATACATATGAAGCACAGTTCCAACTGCATCTGCTTCTGTTTCTGGGTCAAATGACACAGTTACGGAAACTGAGTTATCTGACCAGTAACGCTGTGCAGTAGCTGCTAGGTTCATCTTCTCATAGATTGATACATCACGTTCTGCACGCTTTGCACCAGCCTTGATTGGGAAGTAAACCACAGAGGTTCCATCCACATCAGTTACATCATCTTCAACTCGGTAGTTAGCCATTTTGAATAGTGGCAACATTGGGTCAGACTTCTTGAAGCGAATTGCTCGTAGGAAGTATTCACCACCCGGAGTCCAATGAACACCGGGGCTTTCACCAGCAAGGATTGATACAGTTCCTGATGGCTTTACCGTAGTAGTCTTGATTGATTCACGGATACCTAGCCACTCGCTGTAGATGCTATCATAGTTCTTTACAATAGCATAGCCCTCATCCATCCACTGACGCAGGATTGGTAGACCCTGTGTATCAGCAAAGTTTGCAACACCAGAAACTGAGGTTCCGATACGGCGATTGCGCTGCATGATTGCGTTGGTTTCTTCCCAGTGAGTAGGTAGAAGCGTAACTGTCTTGGCATAAAGGTAAGCGAACTTTAGGGTTCGCTTGAAGTCATCCAAGTTATCGTGACGGTTCAAGTAGGTCTCAACCAAGGTGCACATCTCAAAGCTTTCAAGGCTTTGTTCTGCACAAGGGTTATAGCCGACTACTCGGTGGTCCTTGTTATTGATTGGGTCAGCGAGACGGCCATATTTGCGAGAAGTATCCATCCAGATAACTCCCGGCTCACCATTACGAACAATGCCATCAATGATTGGGTCGAAGTCAGTTCCAACAGAAACCTCTACAGAGTTGTTGCTCATGTAGCCCCAGCCCGGAGTCTCAGCATCGTAAGAGTTACGCTCTGGGAATCGCTCTGGATTCTTCAGGTTGAGGAAATCCTCATCATCAATGCGACCAATAAGCAACTCTGCAGAACGGCGAACGTTACCTGCAACAACTGCTACACCAATCATGTTGCCGATGTCAGCAATATCCTTACGGGTTAGCTTTTCACCTTTGCGGCCACAGAAGATAGCTCGGATACCGTTGTGCAGCTTCATCAGTGGTTCAGGACCAGAGGCAGTTCCTCCAAAGGTCTTGATTGGAACACCATATGGTCGAACTTGGTCATAGTTGAAGTCCCAGTTAGGCTGGTTTGGCTTCAAGAATGAATTGATTAGAGCAGCAGTAGATTCAGCCCAGCCCTCACGGGTATCTGGAATTACATACTCATTTGGATTGCTTGGCTCATAGATGTCAAAGCCCTTGTCAGCGCCCTTATCATCAAAGCCAACTCCAACACCAAGCATAGATGCTTCCATAAGGAAAGCAAATGGCTTTGCTGGATTAGCTTTAGTCATTTCATTGGTAGATACAAAAGCACAATTCTGCAAAGCTGCAGAGTTCTTCTGCTCATTTACAATGTTAGTGCCCATTACCCACAAGCCACGGCCCGGTGGTGTCCACTTCAGGTCAAATAGTCTGTCGTAGAACTCACGAGCAGAAGCCTGTGCCTTAGCATCGGACCAAGGTAGTCGCTGCTGCTTTGCGTAATCCTTTTGAAGCGAGTAGGTTCCATTGGTAACACGCTCACAAACGTCTGCCCAAGTTTCCTTGGTTCCGTCTTCCTTGATACGGCTGTAAGTGCGTAGGAAGGTAATTTCTCCTACCGAGTTGCCTGCAACATCTGCATAACCGAATGGCGCTTTTCTAGTGCGGTATTCCGCAACGAATTCATCTGAAAGTTTAAATGAAAACAATAATGTTCCTCCTTGTAATTTTGAGTGGTCTATTATTATACCATTGTCCTGACGCAAAAGCAAATCCCCCACCCGAAGGTGAGGGATTCTTGCTATCTGCGACTAGAATCTTTTTTATGACTCTTGCTGTGCTTCTTTTCTTTATTGCTCTTAGCAGAGTCCTTTTTTGTATCCTTGTGCTTGCGAACTACTTTGCGTGCTGCCATGATTTCCTTTCCTAAAAGAAAACCCCCACCCGAAAGTGGGCAGGGGTTCTCAGTTGGTTTGTGCTTAGCTTGCGCCACCGCGTGAAGCGATGGTTCCGGCTGGAACAATGAAGCCACCAGTTGCGATGTGACGGATTCGCATCTCGAAGTCATCGTTGTCGAACGAACCATCACGAGCAGGAACGTCACCGCCACCTAGGAAGGTTCCACCGTTCATCTTGATGCGAAGCTCAGGAGCCTCGTATCCACGGAGGAAGCCTAGGGCTACCGATGGGTTCATGGTTGCGCTTGGAACTGGGATAAGGAACCAGTAAGCGTCAGCTGCGCTGTTGATGGTCTTAATCCAAGGGTTTACAACAATCTCAACCTGCGAACCAATTGGGTTACCAGTGATGGTACGGGTTGCGATATCACCAGAGGTTACGTCAGTCTGAACGGACTGAACAGCAAGAATCTTGCGTGCAGTAAGCTCAAGAGCTGCTGGGATAACCAAGGCAAAGCGAGACACAGGGGTGATGGTCTTGCCGTTGTATACCTGAGTGTTAGCTGCCTGAATTGCAAGCTCTAGGTTCTCTAGAGTAAGTGCAAAGTTGAACAGGTTGCCGTTGGTCGAGTTGAAGTTGGTAGCGTTTAGACCAGTGGTCGAAACTAGCTGCTTGGTAACTTCTTCGTCTTCCTTACCAGCAGCCTTTAGGCCAAGCTCGATAGGTAGACGCTCTAGTAGGCCGATGTTGCCATCGTTAACGATAGCTTCCCAGCTGAAGCGGATACGCTGACCCGACTTCTTTAGCTGCATCGAGCTTTCGGTGGTCGAGAACCAGCCAGCAGTTGGGTACTCATCGTACTCGCCTACGGTTGGTAGCGAACCATCGCGGAAGGTGTCTCCGCCGTTGTCCTTGCCGTCATCCTCGTACTTGAGGTTTAGGAAAGGCTGTGCGCGGAAGTCATCAAGAACCATCTTGGTTGCAAACGAGTTCCAAACCTTTGGAGCAGTTGCGTAGTTCTCAAGAAGAATCTTGTTGATGGTTGGGGTAAGCTGCACAGGTAGGTCAGAGGTGCTGATACCTTCCTGAAGCTTGAGCTTGTCCATGCGGTCACCGCGAAGTGCACCCTCAAGAACCTTAGCAGCCTCAATGTGGCGTGAAGTGATATTTTCGGTCATTTGCTTTATCCTTACGCTGCAGCCGATACGAGACGAACATAAATGTCGCCTGCGGTGGTGGTAGACTTTGCAGTAACTGCGTGTCCAATGAACTTGTTACCGGAAGCGGTAACGTTGATTACTCCAGCCGAAGTAATGTAAACCGCTGCGCCAACAGTTACTGCTACTAGGGTGGATAGCTTTACAACGCCATTGAACTTTAGAGTGGTGTAGTAGCTACCGTTCTCGCCAGCGTATGCGTCTTTCTGTGCCAAACCAACTAGCTGACCTACCTGAACCATGTCACCGGATTTTACGGTGCTTGCTACAGGAAGAACTAGCTCATCGGCGTTCTTGTAAATCTCGTTAAGAGCCATTTACTTTTCCTTTACTTGTTGCCAGCGATGCGAGTTACAACGGAGTTGAACTCATCAGCTAGATTGGTGGTGTTGGCTTCGCTGATAACACCAGTGGTGTCAGTAGCTACAGCCTTGTTAGCCGACTCGCTTACAGCCGAGACATATGCCTTCTCGTCTGCGATTAGCTCGTCAACAGTCTTGGTGTTGGTCTCCGACTTCATTGCCTCAGCTACGCGCTTTAGCGAAATCTTTGGTAGACCAGATTCGTTGAACTTCTCAGCAACTTCTACAGGGTCCACAGCAGCAACCTCTTCAGCAGCTTCTTCAGCAGCCTCATCGGTCTCAGCAGGGGTTGCAGACTCTACAAGAACCTTCACAGATTCCGACAGAGGGCCGAAAGCTTCAGCGAAGGTTGCCTTAACGTCAGCAATAGCTGCGTCAAACTCATCCTTGGTGATAGTCATTTCGTTTCCTTCCGATACAGACTCCGAGAGCACAGAGGCTTCTTCGTCTTTTCTAGTGTAGCTCTCAAGCAAAGACAAGAATTTGCCACCTGCTCCGGCTACAGTTACAACATCTACGCTCGTCAGTGGGTCTGCCACCAGTGCTTCGATGATTGGACCCTGACGGCCCTCTGCCTCTCCAACACGGGACTCGCCCAATGCGCGGATAGACAAACCTACATCCCCAGCCATCTCTTTGATGATTGGGGCAAAGTGTGAGTAAAATTCAACTTCGGCAACAAGGCCAGTGCCATCGAACTTGGCATCAGAAACGAGCTTACCAGCGAGCTGATTTACATCACGCTCTGGTCTATCGCTCTCTTCATTCACAGATGGGTGATTCATGAACACCTTAGTGCCCTTCTTGAATACCTGTGGTCCAAACTCCTCCAGCATTGCTGCTGGGTAATAGCCAGACGAACCCCATCCGGATTCGATAACTTTTACGCTCCACTTTTTACCAGAGCCAGTTGCGCTAAAGGCAAAGGACTCATTTAGGGAAACAGTCATAAATTCTCCAATAAGTTATCTTGTTATACACTATTATAGCACACGTATGTATTATGCTACAGGTTTAGCATCCTGCTTTGCAGTTGCATTAGTGTTGCTTTGCATTGAGCCTACTGCGCCTGAGTTTCCCTGCGCTGGAACATTGCTTTGAGCATTGCCTGCGGCAGCAGCACCATCAACTGGAGGTGGCTCAAGGTGTAGGCGAGGAACGTCAAGAGTTTCAATAATTGCTGCACGGTATTCATCCTGCCAGATAGCCTTGCCCTCATATGCTAGAGCAAGTGCCTGAGTCAAACGCTGGCTTGGCTCAGTCTCAATCTTAGGGAAGTTAACCTCTAGGGCATCAGTCTTTGCTCCAAAGAACATCATTACTCGCTTGTAGAATAGAACCCATGACTGCTGACGAGATTCCATCGCCTTCACAGTAGGAACATCTAGCGTCTGTGCAGTTCCATACGCACCGGAGGTTCCGGGGTCAGATAGCAAAGCAACAACAGATACCTCAAGGGCAGATGCAACCATTGAACCAAGTGGTCTACCATCGGTTAGGTTGATTGAGTTACCACGAGGCATTGAACTAAGTTCCATGTCGCTTCCAGTAACTGCAACAGAGCCAGCAGTTTTTGGGGTAGCAATAGCAGCAGCTGCGTTAGTTGCTCCAGCCTTGGTCTTGCTCTTTAGCTGCCATGCAAACATAGACAAAGCCTTCAGCATACGAGAGCCATCCTTTAGATACTCGTTGTATGCGTGTGCCCAAGGAAGAGCAGGGAAAGCATCTGGCACACCCCACACCTGACCGCTTCTGCGGTTCACGTGGAAGTTGAACATACGGAACTTCACATCCACAGGGTTGCCCTGAATAGATGCAACATAGCGGCCATTCTCAGGAGTATAGGTATCTACTGGATACCAAACCTGCTTAATGGTTTCTTTGGCTGCACCAGAGGATAGTTCCTGAATCTTGTTGGTCCAAGTTCTGCGGATATAGCGAACACGCTCTGCATCATCAGGGTCAGTCACAACAGCAGTGATTTCAGCGAAAGGAATACGCTGGAACTGCTTGGTTGCTATGTTAGCAAGTAGGAAGAACTGACCATCAGTGAAGTTTGCACGCTCATTTACAGTCTGTGCCTCAGGAGAAAACAGCACTTCTTGGTTACGTGGGTCCTGAATGAACTTCTGGATACGAGGTGGCTGGTCAGCAAATGACACGCCACGACCAAAGATATAGCTAGTACGAAGACCGCAACCACGCTTTAGCAGTGGGTTACCCTCGGTGCTTTCACGAATACGCTTCGCTGCATCCTGCAGTTCCTGCAAAGTAAAGCCATCGCCAGAGCCACCTGCGTTAGCAGTGTTCCATCCAGCGTCATCAAAGGCAAGAATAGCCTGAGCCATGCTTGAATAAGACTCACGGAGAAACTCATTCTCTGCTATTTGGGCCTGTAGTTCCTCGTTAAATTCAGTCATAATTCCTTCTCAAAAGCTCCTGAAACGTTCTCAAAACGTTATAAAACTATATTATCTTGCTATTTACCAAGTCCAAGAGCTGAGGAATGGGTCATAATCATTTACAAGACTCTCATCAAATGGCACAATGTCACCATGCTTTTGACCAGCAAATGGGCTATTTATGATGTGTGATAGGTCAGCAGCGGCATATACCAGCGCATCAAGGCTGTCTGGGGACTTTACGCCACGGTTTCTCATGTCATCCTTGCTCTCAATCTGAATCGAACCCTTAGCGGAGAACTTATACTGAATCATCAGCATTTCATCCATAAGGACCTTATCATCTGGGTCAAGGTCAATCTTGCCATCTAGCATCTGTTCACGCAGGCTATCAAAGTTAAAGGCACGAGCATTGAGCCAGCGAGTGTTATCAGGCGATGCAGCGGAACCTAGCATTGAGATAACAATGTATCTATCCTGAGCCAGCATTACCACTTGGTCCACAATCGGACCACCAAGACCCGATGCGTCAATACGCACTTCGCTCACGCCATGCTCAATAGCCAGCTTATGAATACGGTTAGCTGACTCAATCGAGGTAGCCTTGGTCCAAGTCTCAAGCTTACGGCATCGGCCAAAGCGATTGATGTAAACTACCGAATCATCCTCACCGAAACGTGCCAAGTCCACGCCAAGCACAGCATTAAGGTTGTAGTCTTCTTGGATATCGGTATCTACACCGCGGTCAATAGCTGATTGCGAGAAGAATGTGTTATCTGCTTCATCTGGGAACTCAGCTAGAATCTTACTCTTATATCTAGCACTATCTACGCCCCATGAAATCTTCTGACGTTCAACCCATGCAGGCTGAATCAGCAGTGGCTTCAAGCCCTCTGGGATATCCTCACCAGTAAAGTTAGGCGTATCAAAGGCACTAATCTTAATCTTGTGCCATGTTGGGTCTTCGCGGAAAATCTTGTGGAACGGTGTTCCTCTGGAGTCAGGGTTACCAATTGCTAGAACCCTAGCACCTTCAGTGTTAGTAACGGCTTCAGTAGCGGTATACAAATCCTCTGGGATACCACCAGCCTCATCTAGGATTACCAGAACATAACGTCTGTGAATACCCTGAAAGGAGCTAACTAGGTCTTTATCAGCTGGTCTACGACCCCAAGCCATAACAGTTCCATCATCTAGCTTCCACTCCTGTGCCTGAGTTATATATCCCGGAAGCACAACACCATGCTGCTTGGCTAGGTTAAAGTTATCCTGAATCTCCTTGAACAATACTCGAGCAATCTGCACGTAGGTAGGCGCAGAACAAATAACCGCAACCTCATTTGGGTCATGCACAGCTACCCACCACACTGCCACAATACCAGCAAGTCCCGACTTACCAGCACCGTTACAGCTCACAACTGCAGTGTGGGTATTCTCAACAATGCTTCGCGCAATTTCTTCCTGCTTCGACCATAGAGTCTTACCAAGCACTTCACTAGCCCACAACTTAATGTCGGTAAGGTATTCGCTCTTCTTGGACCTTGCCCGAATATCAGCAATTACTGCATCTAGAACACCGTCAATCATAGGCTAGAATCATCCTCATCAGCCATAATCTCATATTTAGCCTGCACAAGACCATCAGCTACTAGCTCATCAAGCTCAGTATGTGAGATGTTAGGGTATCGCTCTGCTAGTTGCTTCTTAGCAAAATCCAACGCCGTATTCATAGCACGCAGCAAAACTGACTGCTGGTAGTTAGATAGTTTGATTACGTTCTCATCCAGCGTCTGCTGCTGTGAGTCAAGCCTCTTGCCGATTACCTCTAGGGATTTCAACAGCAAACGGGCTGAGTCCAAATCCTTGGCCTTCAACGCTTGCTCGCGGAGGCTATCCTTTAGTTCATGTAGTTCATTTAGCAGAAGCTGACGCTGCTGGTGCTCGGTCCATACGTCACGGCTCTCTAGCAACTGCTTAACGTGCTGCACAGCCTGAGCCGCTGGAATACCTGACAGTCGCTCCATCTCCATTGGAGAACGACCATCAGCGGCAGCCTTGAGTAGCAAGTCATCTAGGACTGATGAGCCCCGGAAGGCTTGTAGTTGGTTGTTAGCGGAACTCATTAGAGCCCCTTCTGCCATACCAGCTTCAGAGCCTCATTCTCAACACGAAGGGTAGTTAGCTTATCATCCATCTTGTCATACTTATCATATAGCTCATTATGCTTGCGGATGAGCTCTTGCAGAACTTCCTGCATTTCATAAAGCATTGCTCGTTCTTCCTTAGGGGAAAGATAGCCTTCGGAATTGTTGTCTTGTTCTGTTTCGATAGGGTCGGTTAGTCCACGGGCCATTTGGTCCTCCAAAAGTTTTGAAAAATTATGCAAAAAATTTTTACATATCAGTTTGATGTGTAAAGTTATTCCATCCGATATGTTTGAATAGCCTCGTCAATGAGGTCCCACATCTCATAGTCCTCACCCATCTCAAAGTAGACTACCTCGCAGTCATCTGACTGCTTGTCACAGAACGTAGCACGCCACACTTCTGACTGGTCTAAGTCACTTGGTTCAGGCTGGTCTACTAGGTCAAGGCTTAGAGTGAACTGACCAAGGCCGGAGAGGGATACGATTATTTCTGACATATATATATCTTACCATATTGTAGGTGTGAAAACATTTCCAAAAGTTTTGAAATTTTGCGTGGGTGTGCCGAGCCCATAAAAAGCGAACCTATCCCGAATAAAAAAATCTCTTTGAACCCTTGTAAACAAAGGGCAACACGCCGATTAGGCGGTTTGGAGTTGTGCTTTTATTTGGAGTGTGCAATAGTTGATTTGTAGCAAAGCAAGGCCTCTTCGGAGTTGTCCGCTTTCGCCTCATCGTTCTTTCAAAACTCAAAAGTGGACTTTCAGATTTTCTAACTAATGCCGTTTGGCAATGGCCTATTTTTTGGCCGTTGCCATTCGGGGCAAGTTAGCCCAAATCAAACAAAGGAAAGCAAATGTTGAACCTAACCCCCATTCAAGTCGGTGACTTGATTTTTGCCATTGCCTTGCGTTGCGAGGAACTAGAATCTCGTAAAGCAAACGGCGACTATTATTCGCAAAACGAACTTGATAACCTAAACCAAGTTTTTGCAAAGTTACACACGCTCCCAAGAATCTAAGTTTTGCTAT